TCAGTCTTGCGCCAATAGTAACCAGACTAAAACACCCGAACATGTAAAGAATATAAAGAAGTCCATTGCTGAGTATCAGAATTCACCAGAGGGTCTTGCAAATGCTCAGAGGCAATCGCTGAGAATAACTGCTATGCATAATGATACTCCACTACCTGTTACCATCGAAGATTTTTGCGTAGACCTTCCAGATTTTCCGCCAGAGTTACCCGAAGGATACGACCACGCAGAAAAGTGGTAGTCCCCTCCCCGTACCACCCCTCCAGTATACCACAGAACCACCGAAAAGTCAAGTGATACCGCTCCGCGACTGTTGCTTCCATACAACACGAATGGAATCAATAGGTTAGCAAAGGCTTGACAATTACCTCATTTAGGTATATAATGGCTACATGATGAGAAAAAAGCGCTCAGACCGGAACTATGTCCTCTATGCAATTACAGCGGAGACCGGTGATTCCTATGTTGGACTTACTGTGGCTCAAGGACAGGCTTTTCTCCGTAGTGTAAAGGTGCGGGTTCAGAAGCATCTTAGCCGTGCTCGTAAGGAGAATAAGTCTTGGACTCTCTATTCATTCCTCCGTGAGAATCCCGAAGTCCAATTGCAGTATGAGGTCTTAGAGGTGGTTCGTGGTCGTAAACCTGCGTACCAAAGAGAGCGAGAGTTAATCGCTGAGTATGAACCGAATTTAAATACTTTTTAAGGAGGCACTATGCCAACAATCGAAGAAATAAATGAACTCTGCCGGGAGATAGCCGAAGCAACTATGGCCGACCATGTTGATGCAGTAGAGGAAGAAGAGCTGGACAATTATATGTTAAGTCTTGGTCCCAGAGCATTTGGTCCTGATGCTGACGAAGGCGCCAATGATTGTGACGGACTATTCTATTGGGACCTAAAGTAAGTGAGTGGTAACTAACATAATGCCAATGGAAATGCACAAATGTTGTATTCCTGCAACAAGTGAAAATAAGTGGTTCCTGCTGGTTGACAATTCGGCATTCCTATGTAATAATTACCATACTGACTGATTAATTGAAAAGGAAAAATTATGTCGAACTTTGTTTTTGCTTGTGCCTCTGTGAATGGTCTAACCCTTGCTCAAAAGCGTGAAACCGTGATTGCTCTCCGTGCCTCTATCAAAGCTGAAGTTGCTGCTCGTAAGGCAACCAAGATTGCTGGTAAGGAAGCTCGTGCTAAGTTGCGTGCTCAAAAAGCCGCTGACCGTGCTGCTAAGAAAGCCGCTCGTATCGCTAAGTTGGAAGCTAAACTTGCTTCGCTGAAGAACCCTGTTGGTACTAAAGCAATTAAGGCCAATAAGAAGCCTTCCAATGTTACTGTTTTAAAAGCTGCTTAATTAAAAAGGAAAATAATCTATGATGCTCGTTATTCGCACCCAATTTATGGAGAACTATGGCGCCCACGATTGGGATGGCACTGGTGAATGTCCACAGTATTGGAAGATGAAAGGCGGTAGCGAGTATAAGATTACCAATGTTCCTCTGAATATTGACTACCAAGAGGTCGTCTCCATGGCGAATGTGGAGACCGACAATATTGGTTGCCGAGAGTATATCCTTGATTGGTCCATGGAAGCGGATGATTACCTATCCTGGTTCGAAAAGAGCCAATTAGAGTATGATGGGAAGATTACATGTGCAGAACCTATTATAGAATACTCTGAGCTCAATGGAGAATTTGCATGATAATTGGAGAAATAATGAGCATATGGCCGCTCTTGAATCAAATTGGCCAATATATTGAAATTTTAAAGGAGTCTTTCCTTGGGTAAAGTAAAAGAATTAGTAACGGATATTTGTGAAGCCTACGATTATGAAGGCTTGACAATTGTAGAGGTCGCTCAGAGGTTTGAGATGACCGAGGATGCTGTCATCGAGGTGCTGACTAATTATAGCGATACCTTTGGCATGGTATAGTATAGGCGAAAAGTAGCGGTGGAACAGTCGGAAAAGGATTGTTATAGCAGGTCTACTTTTGCTCAACAATCCATTTGCTGTTTATATTCTTAGGCAAAATCGAAATTCCTGGCTTCGGTTAGCCCAAAAAATTTTCCGGCCAGGAAAAGACTGGAAAAGTTGATTATGGCATTTGAGATTATAAACTCTCTATGGGATGGACCACAAGTGATAAACACGGCGCCTAAGTGTGCCATGGGTAATTGTGACAATCCTGCAGATAACGCTGGGTACGGAAGGTATCATAGGTATTGTTCACATCATCACAAGCGAAAGTATAAGATGGGTGGTGTTCACAAGCAATATAGGAAATCGTATTGTGAGAATGAAGATGGTCGTCTAGGGTTTATTTGTACCGCAAAGATTATTGAGCCTAGATGGCAATTGGATGTGGATCATATTGACGGAGATAGGCATAATAATAACTCTGAGAATCTTCAAACATTATGTGCAAATTGTCATAGAGTAAAAACAAAGCAAAGACAAGAAAATCTACAAATGGAAAAAAGAAAACATTATTTGGAAAAACTGTTGGAACAGGATAATCAATGAAAGGATTGAAGATATTTACATGGCAGATATACTATTAATTCTCAATGTAGTATTTGCGGTTCTCTGTTGGAAATGGGCCAATGAAAACTTTGAAAAAGGACTCAATTCCATGGGATGGATTTACATTGTTGCCTCGGCATGGAATGCGGCATCTTTTATGGCAACGGTTCTCTAAGAGCTTGACGATTCGATGGATATGTCATATAATTGCGGTGTCGCATATAAAGAAAAGGTTACCTAGTATGAATGAGCGGATTAAAGAACATTTCGGAGTTGAAGAATGAGTGACTATGATAGAAGCATTCACACCAATCCGGATGCAATGGCATGGACCAAATTTTTTAGAGAATTGAATCCTGATTGTAATGTATCAGATGAAACGATGTTGGGCTGGTTTTCTAATGCAATGATGGCAATGCATGACCATCTAGTATTAGGAGGCAGTCCAATCAATGGTGACCATGCTGAGTATATGTTAAGGGAAAAATAAGAAACATTTTGGGATTGAAGTATGAAAAATTTTAGAAATAACTCGATTAGTGGAATCTATGAGTCCGAAGGACTGAGTAGAATTAGCCTCCATTTTAATGAATGGTGGAATGGAGAAGGTATGGACTTTGCCTTTGATGAAAAGAGTCAGCCGCCTATTTCCCTCCATATGGAAGAAATCCATGCGATGATGGTATCGGCCTTAGTGGTTGGTATGGTCGATATTGGTAGTGTAATGGAAGATGTTGCTGAAATGAAACAAGAAACCAAAGAAAGAAATGCCGCCATTGAAGCAATAAGGAGTAAATATGTCGGAAAGTAGAACGGGTGGTATCGGTTTTTTCGGTCTCTTAACAATTGTTTTTATTACTTTAAAACTAACGAATTATATCGATTGGTCTTGGTGGTGGGTATTGTCGCCACTCTGGATACCTTTAGCGATTATCTTTGCCATTTTGGTGATTATGTTAGTAATGGGTGCCAGAGTTAGGCAGCGCCGGAAACGGTAGGAAATATATGTTGCGTCTGCGAGAAAGGACAGGAATATGAAAATAGTAATTAATCGTGATTTTGGTGGATATGGATTATCGGATCAAGCCGTGCGTGAGTATGGTAAGCGAAAAGGATTAAATCTGGTCGAAGATGGTCCTGATGACCATGGGTTTACTTATTTCTATGTAAATGAAATTGATGAGAATAATTATTTTTCGGACCGTGAGATTGAGCGGGACGACCCGGTACTGGTCGAAATTGTCGAACGGCTTGGAAGTGAAGCCAATGGTCGGTATTCTGATTTGAAGATTGTGGAAATACCCGATGATGTAGATTGGGATATAATGGAGTATGACGGCATGGAACACATTGCCGAAAAACATCGAACATGGCGATAATTGCCGTTATAGTCTTGACAATTGTGCCATATTATAGTAGGATGTAAACTGTGAACTTTATATTATGGAGCGTTTGAAATGTTTGTAAAAAAACTTGCAGTAGTTTCTGCGGTAGTATTACTAAGTGCGTGTTCATCGTTTGGTGATAAGCGTGTCGAAAAGGCCGATTCGGTAACCGCCGAGTTTATGGGTGGTGAGATTAAAATCACCTATAACAAAGACGGACAATTTGAATCAATGACCGCATCTGGTTCGGCTCGAATGACCAATACTCTGCCATCTGGACAAGAAGAAGCGTTTCTCATTGCCAAGCTTCGAGCGCAACAAAAAGTGGTCGAGTTTATGAAAAATGAACTTGAATCAGAACGATTTAAGAAAACGGTATTTGATTCTCTACAAGAAGGTCAAACTATCGGTGGTCAATCAAACAATGAGATGAATTCCAAGATTGTGTCGAATGTGCAAGAAGATATTCGTACCAAGCAAAAAGGAATACTCAAAGGTGTGTATATCGATTCGAAGTCTTTTGACAAAGAAACCAAAACGGTTCTGGTGGTCGTAAAGACAAGTGTAAGAGATATCGCAACGGCAAACCAAGTTCGTGCTTTGATGGGAAACTAAAATGAAAACTGTAATTACAATCATATTAACATTGTCATTGGCTGCTTGTGGTACAATCTCTGGAATGGGTAAAGACATTACAAGCACCGCCGATTGGACAAAAGAGAAGTTATCAAGTTCCAAATCTAAATGAGGAATCTCCTGATTGGATGTCTGTTATGGACATCCTCCGTATCAGCACAATCGTTTACACCTTTTGATTATGTTTCATTGATTTTTCAAGGCATCTATTTTTCGATGAGTGAATCGGTGCCTGAAGAAATCACGGTTACTGCCAAAGGTATCGGAGAAACCCAAACGATTGCAATTGAAACGGCACTTAATTCTGCGGTACAAAAGGCGGTCGGTGTCTTAGTGATATCTGACCAAACTGTTCAAAACGACCGAGTGATTCGGAATCTGGTTGCAAGTTATTCTTCAGGTGTTGTCAATTCGTATAAGATTGATACTTGCCAAAAAGATAAAGTGATTCGTTGCACGATTACCGCCAAAGTGTCGCCTTTGAAGTTTATGAGAAAACTACAAGGTGAATCACAAACGAGACAGGTGAATGGTAATGACTTATTGGCAAAACATCAAACGGCAAAAAATACTCTTATTCAAAGAGAAAAGGTGTCACAATACTACCTTTCGCAAATTCGGCAATCTGGTCTTGAAGTTGAAATTCAGGAAGTTAAAGTTGTGCCATCAACCTCTGATAAGGTGTATTTGGCGATAAATTACGAAGTGAAATGGAATAAAGAATTCAAAAAGGAGTTGTTTCGATTCCTTGAAAGACTTGAAAAAGATGGCGATGAGAAAACCGCCGAAGGTATGGTTTACATTCAATGGGGACCTACTGGACTTTTTGAGAACCGAGTTTACATTTACACACACAGTCCAAAATTTCGGTCAATGTTGAATGAATACATGTTTCAACCAACCTATATCAAAATCCATGAATTAGGTCTTTGCGAAAATATTGAGCATAAGAATGTTTTCACAATTGACTGGTACAAAGTTAAAAGAGAGATAACAGTTGAGGTCGATCCTCGGAAGTTGTCAGGAATACAATCTCTTTCCGCTTCGATAGGATGCACTTCCTAGACTGTTGTTTTCCTGCAACAGTCGATTCCTACGCTGGTTGACAATTCGGCATTCCTGATGTATAATATTTCCATAAACTGAGAAAGGAATCGATATGTCTGCTATGACCGAATATACATTAGAAATTTACAAATCCGACCGCCGTGTAAAAGGTGGTTATCGTTTGATTGAAAAAAAAGATTTTGCACCTGTAACCAAAGATTTCATTGATACGGTTGCGGAAAAATTTATGCAGGATGGTTACATGGTAAAAGTATTTGAAACCTATGTTACCAAAACCAATCTGATTGGTGGTAAACAATTTCAAGAGCGCTATGATACTCCGTATTATTGCTCTCCTTCCTCTGAATCTTATTGGAGTATGTAATGTCAAAATTTATAGAAATGATGGATGCTCGCCGTGCTCGTTCGGCTATGATTCGTGAAGCTATGCGTGAATATGAAAATTCTTGCCGTGAGCGTTATGAATCGCCTTATCCCGCCATGGCAGGTGTTTTAGAATCCATGTTAACCGCTCTGGCTTCTGACCGGTTGGATTCTACGGAAGATGTTATTCGTCAATTGAAAAATTTGTCCAAAGTTAAGGAGATTGCATAATGGCTTATATGAACCAAGAAAAGAAAGCAGTTATTGCCGCTAAAGTGAAACCAATTCTGAAAAAGTATGGTTTGAAAGGTACGCTGTCTGTGCATAATCATAGTAGCATTAGCCTGAACCTAAAATCTGGTCCTATCGATTTTGGTGGTGACCGAATTCAGGTGAATACTTACTGGTTGGATGACCACTATGGCGACCGCCCTAAGGCATTGGTTGCATTGAAAGAATTGAAAGCTGCGTTGATGGCGGCAGATTATTATGATGAGTCGGATGCTATGACTGATTATTTTAATACTGCTTACTATTATCACATTAATGTTGGAAAATGGAATAAACCATATGTTGTTTCGGTGTAAAGTAAAATGGGTTGCAACAGCGGTCACCTTGTGTGGTGCATTGGCGACCGCCTTGATGTTTGACCCTTTGAATATTTGGTTACTCAATTTGGGTGCCGCTTTGTTCTTATGGTGGGGTATTCTCATTAAAGACAAAGCGATGATTACAGTAAATGCTGGATTGTTGGCAATTTACATTATTGGATTATGGGTGAGAGTATGAATGGTTTGATGTTTGCATTAATGATAGTAACCGCAAATGGTGTCCAAGAGGCACCGAATACATTTTCAAGTTTGAAGGATTGTCAAGCAGTATCCGCAAAGTTGAAAATGGATTCATATTGTGTGCAAAAACAAAATGTGGATATAGATAAACAAATGACCTTCATGGTTCAAATGTTAGGAAAGATGAAGAGGCAAATGGATGAAGAATTTGCAAAAAGTAATTAAACCAAGAAATCTGGTTGCAAAGGACCTACGCAGTCCTAAATATCGTATGCGTGTTGTGCAAAGTGAAAAATCTTACGACCGCAAAACGGAAACTATTGCAATCAGAAAGGAACTCTCTTATGGGTGATGTTAAATTGCAGCCAAATGAATATGATGGCATTTATTTTTTACCAGGTGAGGAAGATGATGAATTGGTAATTCATTGTTGGGAGTTTAAAGCAAATACCGAATATGCAGGTGCAACACCAATTGAAGGAAATAAAATTGGTAACATGTATCATATTGCTTTTTTTCGTAGAGATGAAGAAGGCAATCCGATATTTGACGACCATTATGAGGCGATTCTTGGTGATCCTGAAACCTATATTAAAGGGTTGACAGGTGCCGGATTGTATGGTTGTGTTTTAAAGAAAACTGAGAAATCAGGCAAATGGTGGGAAGAGTACCTCAAAAGAGCATTGTCTTATGTTACAATTAAAAAACTAAAGACCTATGCGGAATCAATTGCAAACACATAGAAAGTGAGATTATATTATGCCAAATTGGTGCAGTAACACATTTGAAATGGTCGCTTCTAAAGAGAAGGTTCGTGAATTCGAAGCTTTTCTGGACGCAAACAATGGTAAAGACTGGTTTGATTTTTTCTTGCCATGTCCACAAGAATTAAAGGATGTTGGTAATGTTTCATTCGACCACACCAATGAACAGTTGATTGAGAAATACGGATATGGTGATTGGTATTCTTGGTCGGTTGATAATTGGGGTTGCAAATGGAATTGTGATGCAAATGATTGGCGTGTTGAGGATTATGATGAAGATAACCTGAGCATTCAATTTTGGTTTGATTCACCATGGGGACCACCTGTTGCATTGTATGAATTTATTTCGCAAGATGATTCGATGACTATTTTTGGTAACTACCATGAAGAAGGAATGGCATTTGTTGGTCGTTATGAGTATGGTTCTGATGAATCTTATGAATATTCTGACCTAGAATCGTTAGATAACATTCCTGAAGATATTGTTGATGAATGGAATCTCAGAGAAATGCTTGAAGAGCGTGCTGAATGGGACGAAGAAGAAGAAATTGATGAGGAAAATGAAAATGGCAAGTGAAGTTGATACAAAAGAGGGTCGTGAGTGGTTGCGAGGACTACTCCGTGATGAAAAAGTGACGATTGTTTTCACTAAAAAAGACGGAACCGAGCGAAAAATGGTTTGCACACTTGCGGAGTCAAAAATCCCAAGTGAAAAATCACCAAAAAACACCGGGAAATCACAATCTGACGAAGCACTTGCTGTTTTTGACTTAGAAAAACAAGATTGGCGAAGTTTCCGTTTTGATTCCGTAAAAAATATTGAATTTACACTTGGAGAATGATGTGGCAAAAAAGAAAATGAACAAAAAAAAGAAATTTGTGGTCGAAACCGTAAACACATTTTACGAAATCCACTTGGTTGAAGCAAAAAATGAAGAAGAAGCGAAGTTTATTGTCGCAAACTCTGACTACAATGTTTCAAAGTGGTTAGGACAGCAAGTAGCGAACATCAGCGAGTTTGCTGAAAGTGATTTGCTACGACTACAAAGTTTGGATTCTTACTTTTTTGATGGTTATGCAACCATTGAAGATGACAAGTTGCTCTATCGCAAGATGGATGGCACGCTGAACCATGCTATGCCACAAGAAACCATCAGGTAACAATGAAAAAAGTTAGGCAAACAAGAAAAATGAGCTTGACTTTTACTAAATACTTTGATACAATAACACTATTATGAATAACTTAATACATTTATCGACAACGCTTTGTTCCATGCTCCATGAGACATGGCAGGCCGCTTATCGCTCACCAAGAAGTGATAATAAAGGCTTTATTGGACGGGTTGGGTTTGTGTAATTAGTTTTCTTAGTAGAAAATCACAAACCCTAGACCTAAAAAATCTAGGGTTTTTTGTTCTTTAAAAATTTGAGTTGTTTTGTTGGCGCATAGTGTAATGGTAACACAGCGGACTTTGAATCCGTTATTTCAGGTTCGAGCCCTGATGCGCCTGCCAAATGGAAGTGTGGCCGAGTCCGGTTTATGGCACTAGTCTTGAAAACTAGCGAACAGAAATGTTCCGTGAGTTCGAATCTCACCGCTTCCGCCATATCAAAACACATTATCGAGGAGCGAGTTCTTCACCGTGGGCTCCGACAATAAAGAGAGATAGTGTGTTTTAATATGGAAGATTGGCCGAGTGGTTAAGGCAGCGGTTTGCTAAACCGTCATTCAGAAATGGGTGGATCAGTTCGATTCTGATATCTTCCGCCAAATATGTGGGTGTGCAACTGAAAGGCGAGGTAGCGGATTGCAAATCCGTATTATGCAGGTTCGAATCCTGTCACCCACTCCATGTTAGTAAATTGAAAACAAAAGTAGTGTTGTAATCTGGCAACAAACAGACTTGACAGTTCGGCCAGTTAGTGTATAATTCGTATTGTTCATTAAAAATTTGAATTGATTTTGCACCTATCGTCTAACGGTTAGGACGATGCCCTTTCAAGGCATAAACGGCGGGTTCGATTCCCCCTAGGTGTACCATATCAAAGTGTTATCAGGGTATCGTCATGGGACGCCATGACTATGCGGGCCTAACTGTGCGAGGAAAAGGTCCTGATATAACCGCTATTCGCTTGTGAGTGTTAGCTACATTGTTCACAAATTGGTAGATAACACTTTGATATGGTATAACTAACTGTGATACAAGCACAATATGCTTGGTAGATTATATCATAATAATAAAACGGGCCGTTCTAAACGGCATGCACGACCGTCTCAGAAATGAGTTGAGCAAAGGTTTGATGCGTTAGTACCGCTTCGGCATCATGTAATAGCAGTCTTTCGCTTTAGTGCTCTGAATTTTGGGTGTCTAGTCCCGTAATGGTATCGGGGGCGGACTGTAAATCCGTTGTTTCGGCCTTCTAGGTTCAAATCCTAGGGCACCCACCATAATTGAGAATCCGAAAGCAAGGACGACTAACCATCTACCTGACTGCCGAGGGTGTACCAACCTGTATTAGTCCACCTCATTATCCGAGGAAGAAACCTGTGGTGGGTTTAGGATGAGAATATAGGGACGATTTTATAGTCTTAAACGGACGGCAGTATTCTCAATTATGGTGATGTAGTTCAGTCGGTAGAACAGTTGCTTCATACGCAAAAGGTCGAAGGCTCGATTCCTTCCATCACCACCAGAAGGTGTGTAACTCAGAGGCAGAGTAACCGGCTTTTAACCGGTAAGTCGAGATTTCGAAATTCTCCGCACCTACCAATATAAAAACACATTCAAACACATAATGACGGCCGGCGTCATGGATTACTTTTACGAGAATCCAAGAATGTGTTTCTATATTGGCCCGTTCATATAGTGGTTATTATATCCGCCTGTCTAGCGGAATATAGGAGTTCGATTCTCCTACGGGTCGCCAAGTTTATAGCGGGTTAGAGTAACGGTAATTCAGAAGTCTCATAAGCTTCAGATGGTGGTTCGATTCCATCACCCGCAACCAGTTTTATTGTCTAGTAGCTCAGTTGGTAGAGTAGATGACTGTTAATCATTTGGTCGCAGGTTCGAGCCCTGCCTAGACAGCCAATCAATGCTGGAGTAGCTCAGTTGGTAGAGCTCCTGATTTGTAATCAGGCGGTCGAGGGTTCGAATCCTTTCTCCAGCACCAATTTCATCCGAGTGTAGCGCAGCCTGGTAGCGCATCTGGTTTGGGACCAGAGGGTCGGGAGTTCGAACCTCTCCACTCGGACCAAAATCCCGTCCGCAGTAAGCGATATTACTGCCGCTCGTTATGCGACAATAACCGGGGGCGGTCAACCGTTAAGAAAGGTGCCCACCAACATAGGGAGCTCGAACCGCTGAGTAGAACCATAACTACTGAGGAAACAAAACATGGTGACAGGGTGTGCAACTCATGTAAGGGCGATGTGGAAATCGTAGCTTACAACTTATTGGGGGATTAGTTAAATGGGATAACATCGGCTTTGCAAGCCGAGATTGAGAGTTCGATTCTCTCATCCTCCACCAATCAATACGCCGTTAGCTCAATTGAATAGAGCGTAGGGCTACGGACCCTAAGGTTGAGAGTTTGAATCTTTCACGGCGTGCCAATTAAAGGAAAAACATAATGGCTATTATTCCAGTTATTTTCATTATGTTTCTATTGTGGTTGTATTTAAGAAAGTTTTAGCCGTGTAGCTCAGAGGAAGAGCAATCGCTTGATAAGCGATAGGTCGACATTTCGAAATTGTCCATGGCTACCAAAAATTACTATTATGAAAAAAATTTTATTTTTATCTTTATTCTTTTATGCGTTACAATGTCATGCAAATGACATTATTGGTTTTCGTGGTAAGAATGAAGTTTTTGATGAAGTTGCATTTAAAGAATATGCAAAACAAAGAAATTTAAAACCAATTATATTCAGTTCACTAAAAGTAAATGAATCGTTAAAACACATTCGAAACATTCAAGGTGAATATGAATTGTATGGTTACAGTTTAGGTGCAGTTGCAGTTAAACAAGTTTTAGAATATCAACAAAAGAATGGTTTAAAAATGCCACAATATGTAATTACAATTGGAGCATATAAAACGGTAGATGTTGATTTTCGAAAATACCGAATTTCATTTGATAATTTTTTTGACGATAGTGGCATAGGAAATAAAAGTCCTGGATTTTTTTTAAAAGTCCCACATTCTGAAATACAGAAAAAAGTAAATGAAATAAAGTAGTTCATATCTCGCTGGTGTAATGGCAGCATAGCGGTCTCCAAAACCGTTGGTTGGGGTTCGAGTCCCTAGCGGGGTGCCAATTTTAAAAAGAAAGTGAGTAATCATGCGTAAGTTAGACTTAGAGGAAGTTAAATCTTTCATCGAAGCACAAACACCTGAAACCAAAATTTATATTGGTTGTGATTCAGAGCGTATTAAGGTAAATAAAGTTTGGTATGCAGATTACATCACCGCTATTGTTGTTCATATAAATGGTAACAATGGTTGTAAATTATTTGGTGAAGTTGTCCGTGAAAGAGACTACGACCAAAAACAAAATAAACCTAGATATAGATTAATGAATGAAGTTTACAAAGTTTCCGAATTATATTTAAAACTTGCGGATGTTTTGGATAATAGATATGTGGAAGTTCATTTGGATATTAACCCAAGTGAAATGCATGGTTCAAATTGTGTGATTCAAGAAGCAATTGGTTACATTCGTGGAACATGTAATGTAATACCTTTAGTTAAACCAGAAGCGTTTGCGGCATCGTATGCAGCAGACAGATTGAAAGGATTAAAAGTAGCATGAAACTAGAAAAAGAAAAAACAGATTATCAGGACTTTTTATCCACCGAAGATTGTGTTCTTGATGCCTTGCAAAAACTTACAGACTTTGCACAAGAACACGGTTTGTATGATATGAGTATTGAAGATAACCCTTTAGTTAAGGAAAAAAATAAGCGGGATTAGTTTAATGGTAAAACGAAACCTTGCCAAGGTTTAGTCGTGAGTTCGATTCTCACATTCCGCTCCAAATTGCGGCTGTAGTTTAGTGGTAAAACTGGAGATTTCCAATCTCCTGTCCTGAGTTCGATTCTCAGTAGCCGCTCCAATCAATGTTGTTCCTAGTGTAGTGGTCGCACACCTGTCTGTGAAACAGGTAGAGAGGGTTCGATTCCCCGGTTCAACCCACGCATCCTTAGTTTAATGGTAAAACGCCGCCCTTACAAGACGGATACCGGTGGTTCGATTCCATCAGGATGCACCATGCAACCTTAGCTGATGTGGTTATAGCAGCGGTTTGAAGAACCGATGAACCAAGTTCGATTCTTGGAGGTTGCACCAAATATGCCCGAGTGGACAAATTGGTAAAGTCGGCGGTCTTAGAAGCCGTAGTTTGAGAGTTCGAATCTCTCCTTGGGTACCAATGTAACACATTATATACAAATCATATAGTTTTTGTATATAATACGATACAATGCGGATGTGGTGAAATAGGTAAACACAAGAGACTTAAAATCTCTCGCTTCGGCTTGACGGTTCGATTCCGTCCATCCGCACCATTAATGCCCCTATGGCCAAATTGGTAAAGGCGGCTCTCTCAAAAGGAGTGTCATAACTATCGGTTCGAATCCGATTAGGGGCACCAAATAACCGGCTGTGGTCTAATGGATAAGGCAACGCTCTTCTAAAGCGTCCGATGTGGGTTCGATTCCTGCCAGCCGGGCCAACAAATCAATTCAAGTTCGGGCCAGTAGCTTAATGGTAAAGCAGGCGACTCATAATCGCTTGAGTGTGTGTTCAATTCACACCTGGCCCACCAATATTTTTGACATTATGAAATGTAGTCCAACTAAATAGAATATTAGTGGTTTATATTTTTTCTGTGGTTTATAGTATGTAAAACAACCTAGGAAAAATAAAAAAATGAAATACCTATTGGCCGCAATTGCAATGGTTGTGGTTGGTGTAACGCATGCTCAACCCATCGTTACAGATTCAACAAGTAGAAGTACCACAAATTCAACTTCCGAGACTACTATCAAGTCTCCGCCACCTACTGCTGTGGCGCCCGCTATTACGACCATCAATAACGATGTTTGTGCAGTAGCGGCATCTGGTGCAGTTCAAACGCAGATTCTTGGTATCTCCATGGGTGGTACGATGCGAGATATGAATTGCGAAAGAATCAAACTTTCCAAAAACTTATTTGACATGGGCATGAAAGTTGCAGCTGTTGCAAACTTATGTCAAGATGAACGAGTGTTCGCTGCTATGTTAGCGGCTGGAACACCTTGTCCTGTTGAAGGTAAAATTGGCGAACAGGCCAAAGAAGAATGGAGAAAAAGAGGTGTTTTAGATAATGTGGATAAAAAAGCAATTGGCAATTATGCAGTAATCCCGCCCGTTGTGAATTTAGATAAAGCAACCGAAACTTTAAAGTAACAGATGAACAGAAGCCTGAAAAAGATAGCAAGTCAATTTGGGGCATTGGTGGTGCTATTCTTTTGTTCATTCTCATACTCTAATGCTCAATCACCTGTAATTACTAATCCAACTTTTTATGATGATACAAATGTGCATGTTCCACTTCAATTTGGTTTTCCATTTTACGGTAGGACATTTACAAACTCTTGGATGCACTCAAATGGAGTTGTTTCGTTTTTAGACCCGTTAGCACCAATTCCAAATCAACCATATAACCCTGGCCAATGGTCGTATTGTTGTCAAGGTTTAGATTTGGTTCCAAATAACCCACAATTAGGACCACAGTTCAATTTTATGATTGCACCATTGTGGACAGATTTATATCCTGTTGCAGGTTCCACATTTAGAACCGAAGGTACCACAACATATCAGAAATATTTTTGGAACAATATTGCAGAAATTAGTAATATGAATAATCTAAACACTTTTAGTTTAGAGATTCGTCCTACAGGTTTTATTGGTGCAACATATGATTTAATCAATATTCAAAACCAACAAGTTGCCGCAGGTATTAGTGGTGATATTTCACTTGGCCAAATGCAAAAGTTTTATTTTGGCACAGGTATTCCTGCGGGTGTATTGAATAATTGGTCTGTTAATAATACGCCTGGTGACCAATGTGTTTCAAACCCATTATCTTCACCAACATGTTCTGGTTACACTCAGGCTATGTGTTCAGCAAATTCTTTATATGATGTATCTTGTCCAGGTTATCAATCGGCATACTTTACTCAACAATGTTCAATTAGTTCATTATACAGTCCAAACTGTCCTGGTTATGCTGCCACATATCTCACATACCAATGTTCAATTAATCCACTCTATTCAACTACATGTGAAGGATACCAACAAGCATATTTTAATCAACAATGTTCATTAAATTCTCTTTATTCGGTTAATTGTCCTGGTTATCAAACTGCATATTTCAATCAACAATGCACGGCAAATCCTCTATACAATTCAGAATGTCCAGGTTATGCGGCCGCTTATTTTACACAACAATGTAACTTAAACGGACTATATGATAAACAATGTCCAAACTATGCACAGGCTTATGCACAGAAAATGGTATTAGAACAACAAGGTATCGCATCGACAGTTGCAACCGCAGGAGTCATTGCTTCTACCGCTCCAACAAATAGTGTTAGTTCAGAAGGAACAGTTTCAAAAACAGGTGATAGTAATGTCGATAAAGCAATTGCATCACCAACAACTGCAACAACATCAGCGGCTTCACCTGCTGCACCAGTTCAATTAACGCAACCAAGTGGTGGTAGTCAACAAACTGCACAACAATCAGCGGCAGTCGTTTCTGAAAGAAAACAAGAAAAACAAGATAATGCTAAATCTGGTTCTTCACAAGAACCATCTTCACAATCCGGTTCTAAAGACCAACCAAAAACTGCTCGTCAAGAAATGCAAGAGAAAAGAGAAGCGGCCGCTAAATCAAAGGCAGTTGAAGATGGAAAAAATCTTGCTGAGAACATGGGTAAGTCTGCATCATTAGAACAACAAATTGCAGTTCAAAATGTAGTTCTTCAGGCAATGTCTTTTGTTCCCGGTTTTGATGCATACAGTAGAACAATAATGGTTGACAAACCTTTTTATAAAACTGAACAAATCTATAAAGGTCAAGTAAATGTTGATAATAGAAATTTGGGTAGAGGAATGTTTGGACCTAGTGACCAACGACATGATGCGTTGATTAATTCTCAATATAACAGGTAAAAAATGGATATAGGATTTGTTGCTTATTTTATAGCAGTATTGTCTTTAGCAGTTTCATTATATGTCGCATATTTGGTGATTGAATTAAAAAATAGGTTACTAAAACCTACGATTAAAAGACAATCATCACAACAAACAAAACAACCATTAAAAAAAGGTCATTGGGACTAAGGAAGTAAAAATGTCAGACGAAAAAAATTTAGATAAGAAGGTTGACGATTTAGAGTCCGCAGCCAAAAAGTATGCTAGTGCAGATACCGTTATTAGTATTGGTGGGTATGAATTTACTCCTGCTAAACTAATGGTTGCATTTACAATTGTTTCGTCCACACTAGGTGGTTTATATGGAGCATTTGAAATATACAAAGACTATCAGAGTATGAAGCAAAAAATTGCCGAATATGTCAGTCCAGATTTGTCGGAACTCTATAAAAAGATGGAAGTTATTGAGGCAAATTCAAACAAGATGACTGAATATTCTGAATCTATTAAGAATGATTTAAAAGGTGATATCCGTAGAATTGAAAATGTTGTTGAAAATCTTGAAAGAAGCAGTAAGACAGACCAACGCAGTACCGATACAACAGTAAAAGATATTAAAAAAGAAGTTGATAACAGTATGAAAGAAATGAAAAAGGATGTTGATGCCACTTTGAAAGAAGTTCGTAGATACTCCGACCAGACAATTAAAGAAATGAATTCTGAAATGGTAAGAAATCAAAAAGAAAATACTGCTGAAGTTCGAGCATTGCGTAGAGAGGTTGATGATAAAATTAAAAAGGCATTGGATAATCCGTTGTCCAATCAGTAAGGAGAAATATGTCAGAAAAGGACCTAAACAAACAGGTAGATAAATTAGAAGGCGCAGTAAAACAATATGCCAGCAAAGATACTGTTATCAGTATTGGTGGTTATGAATTTACTCCTGCCAAACTAATGATTGCTGTAGGTATTGTTTCATCAGTAATTGGTACCATGTATGGAGCATTTGAGGTATATAAATCATACCAAGATATGCAAAAGAAAATTGCAACCTATGTTGCACCAGATTTATCAGAATTTGATAAAAGGTTAGCGGTGATTGAGGAAAATTCCACAAAAACAACTGACTACACCCGTGATATTAAAAATGACCTCAAAAACGACATTCGCCGTTTAGAGAAAGTGGTTGAACAAGTCGAAAGAGATAACAAACAGTTAGCTCGTGAAACCGACCAAGACCTTCGTAATCTTAGAAAAGAGATTGATACTAAAATCCAGAAGGCTATTGACAACCCATTAGCCGGAAAATAATAAGGAGTGTTTATTAATGAATGATAAAAAACTTATAAAATGGTTAGCGTTGCTTTTGGCTTTACCTGTATTATTAGCTTGTTTTGCAGGAGACCAATTTAGATATCCTTGCCAAGACCCTAAAAATTGGGATAAAGAAATTTGTAAACTGCCAACATGTGATGTAACAAGAACATGTCCAGAACATATTTTTAAAGGTCAAAGAGACCCAAGACTTGGACCTCCAAAAGAAGGTGAAACACCAATAACAACATCAAAACTACCACAACCACAAACAGGAGTGAATTGCAAATGAACTTAAATATTTTTAATAAAGAAGAAAAACAACCTGAGAGTTTTATGTATACCGAAGAGCAGTTAATGGCTCGTCTAAAATTCTTCATTGGTATTTGTTTGGCACTTACCTTGTTTGGCATTGTATTTGTTGTTTTATATTCACTAATTTTTGTTACACAACCTCTTAATGCGATTTCACCAATTGACCAAAAATTCTTCGAGTTGATTATTCCAATCGCCACATTTTTAACAGGTACTCTCTCTGGTATCATGTTAGCAGGTAATGACAAAGATGCACGAATGAAAGCACTTGAAGCGGCAACAAGACCTACAACTGTAAGTCCTTCTCCGACCACATCAAGTGTGTCTGCACCTAAACCATTTACACCTGTATCACCAACGACAAGTCCGTTTGGTTCGCCTGCACCCACATTTTCGGCACCTGCACCAGTAGTTACAGGTTTCGGTGGTAAAGCTGCACCTCCGCCTGCATTTGAGCCAGAACTGTGATATACTTCGCTTTTGATTCATGGGTTAAATTTTGCCTAGAAATGTGGTATCTGCCTTACAAGATTATAAGTAAGAATACAACCCGTTAAGGCAGATTTTCTACCTAATATGGCTTGACAGGTAGAAAATTACTAGATAGAATGATAAATTGATTGAAACATTATGAGATTTCAAAATGGCAAGAATTACTGATGTGAATATGGTCTATGCTGGGACAGAACCGAAATTCTCGGTTGAACTGTCTCAGCTAGATTTGATAAAAACTTTATCATGGTATTCTCAGAACAAAGATAACAAAGATGCTCAAAAATGGGCTTGTGATTTCCTTAAAAAGAAACACAAACTTGATGTATCTTCGGTAATCAAAAGTCAATCTCCCACTTTCGGTTTCATTTGTCGAATTATTTCGAATGGCGGTTCTTTATCTGCCAAAGACCAAATCTGGCTCGAAAACATAATAACAAAACTTAAAGATGAATTAAATGCACCCAAAAAAGTGGTGGTTGAAGCACAACCTAAAATTGTTGTTCCTAATATACAAGACCGAATCCGTGAGAAGGCATCTGAGTGTATTGGTGAATTAGAAGGTCAATTGGATGAACTGATTATCTCAAGTTTTTCTGCCAATTCGGCACCTTATGCCGTTATGCATACCATGGAGATTAAAGGTGTGCATACCAAACACATTTCCGATTGGTTTAAGACGAAGCGGATTGAATTTGATGATGTGCTTCATACTGATGATGCGGAAGTCAAGGAAGGTTACTCCAACTTCTCCAAACCACAGTTAAAGAAAATCATTGCTTGGTGTGACCAAGTCATCTTAGATTGCGGTAAGATTGCCGGTGAGGCAGTTAAATCTCGCAAACCTCGTAAACGAAAATCAAAAACACCCGAACAATTGGTTGCAAAAATCAAAGTCATGGAAGAACACAAAGAGTTAAAACTCAAATCTGTTCCTGCCAAAGACATAATCGGTGCAATGCAATTGTGGGTGTTCAATACAAAGAACCGAAAACTTGGTTGTTATCATGCAATTGATGCCGATGGTCTATCAGTCAAAGGTTCTTCCATTATTAACTTTAATGAAAGTAAATCGGTACAAAAGACACTTCGAAAACCTGAGGCAACAATGCCTGAAATAGTCAAAGGCGGCAAAGTTTATCTCCGCAATGCCTTAGATGATATTCGGGCAGTTGAATCAGGCTTGACAGGAAGACTGAACGCTGATATAATTCTTGTTAGAGTTGTAAAATAATTTATTAAGGTAATAAAAATGAGAATCGCACTTGCGAGTGATGTTCACCTTGAATTTGGTGACTTGCATTTAAAAAATGAACAAAGTGCTGATGTGTTAATCCTCAGCGGTGATATCTGTGTGGCGGCTGACCTTGGTCGACCAGACCCACACAATTTTATGGAAGGCGCTAAAAGTAATCGTATTGTTGATTTCTTTAAACGATGTTCCTTTCAGTTTCCGCATGTAATTTATATTATGGGTAACCATGAACACTATCACGGTGACTTTGCTACAAGTGGAAACAAAATCAAATCAATGTTAGAATCTAATATGTTGAGTAATGTTTATTTTCTCGATAAAGAAACTAAAAAGATTGATGATGTAACATTTATTGGCGGAACTTTGTGGACTGATATGAACAAAAGCGACCCAATGACAATGTATCATGTTAGCAGAAGAATGAATGACTTTCAATGTGTTAAGAATAGTAATCGCATGGTTACTCGCACGGTTCCAATTTATGAATTAAATCCCAATTACACAGAAGATGGTAAAAATGGAAGTAAGTATGTCACTAAAGAAGGTGGCGGACTTATTGAAATTGGCAAAAAGAAAAAACAAGAAGTTGGACATTTTTCACCTGAAGATGCAGTTGAAGATTTTGAGAAGATGTATGGTTATTTGAAATCGGTAATTGAAGGTCGATTTGATGAGAAGTTTGTTGTTTGCACACACCATGCACCAAGTAAGGGTTCTGAGCATCCTCGATATAAGCATGATACACTAATGAATGGTGCTTATAATTCTGTCCTTGATGAATACATTCTTGACCATCGACAAATCAAATTGTGGACGCATGGACATACACATGAAGATTTTGATTATATGATTGGAACAACCAGAGTGGTTTGTAATCCTCGTGGATATATTGATTACGAACAAAGAGCTGATAATTTCCAATTGAAGTATATGGAGGTTTAATGTGAGTGACTATACACCCGATAAATGGTTAATTGTCAAAATTACAGGTGGAGATTATCCACCTGTCCATAAAGTTTTTGCTTGTTGGTATGGTGGATACCTTGGTTCAGATTCTTGGAAACTAAATTCAGGAATCACTAAAGTATTCTCCGAAGATGATATGTATTCTTTTGAAGGAAGTTCTGGTTCAGTTTATCATTGTCATAAAAACGCATATGGTGCCAATGGTTACGGTACTGGTGTGTTGAATCGCATGATTGAAGATTTAAAACAAAAGAATGTTGTGATTGATATTTTACCAGAAGAAACTAATTGGATCGAGTTAGATTATGCATAAAGAACTTGATAAACAATTGGTAGAAAAGTATCCTCTACTTTATCGTGACCGCCATGCACCTATGACAGAGACCGCCATGTGTTGGGGTTTCTGTTGTGGTGAAGGTTGGTATAATATTATTGATACACTTTCGGCATTACTTTGTTCTGAATATAATCAGGCAAAAGAAAGATATGAAAGTATCAAAGAATATTATGATACCGACAAAAAATGGCCTTGGGTTGGTGGTAAAGAAATTACACCAGAAGAAGTTGAAGAAAAACGATTGAAAATGGTAGAAGCGGAAGAAAAAGTTCCTACTGTTGTTCAGGTCAAAGAGAAGTTGGGCACTTTAAGATTTTATATTGACCGTGGTACTGATGAACATTATAATTATATTCGTTTTGCAGAAAACCTAAGTGCGGTTACTTGTGAAGATTGTGGCGCACCTGGTAAAATGAGAGGTCGTGGTTGGTATTATACTGCTTGTGATAAACACACTAACGATGGTGATGAAGATGACGATATATCTGAATGATGAAAGAGATTATTCTGAAGTAATTGAAGGTTGGGTTCGTGAATTCATTTGCACAATGGATGAAGGCATATTACGACCTGGTGATGATTCGGGTGAAGCACCATTTGGTGTGAAAATCATTTTTGATGGTTATGCAGATTTGGAGTATTACACCGAAGATAATGAATATCGATATGAAGAAGCGGGCGATACAACTCAACTTTCTTTTGCGGTATTCATTCACAAAGATTCATTACTAAAAGAGTTTCCTGAACATGACCAAACACCATGGGCATTGATACATCGACCAAAAGAAGAAGTTTGTATTTGGGTTTGGTATGATGAAAATGATGATTCAATTCAAGTGATTCCGTTTGAAGATAATAATTCTACCGAACTTGACCACCAGTTTATTACCCAATTAATTTTTGAGGTAGACAAAAGAGACCGAGGCGAATGATAAATGTTTGCCTCACTTTTATTGCTACATATACTATAATAGATATATTATGATAATTTTTGATTTCAATCAGGTAGCAATCTCTAATTTGATGGAACAAATAGGTTCGTCTCGGACTGCCGTAGATGAATCTTTGGTTCGCCATATGATTTTGAACACCATTCGTACCTATATAAAGAAGTTTAAAGAATCACATGGTCCTGAGGTCGTTATTGCTTGCGATAACAAAAACTATTGGCGCCGTGAATTGTTTCCACATTACAAAGCGGGTCGTAAGAAAGCTCGTGAGGCATCTGGCCATGATTGGCCAACCATTTTTGATTGTTTAAATAAAATTCGTGATGAGTTGCGTGATTACTCTCCTTACAAAGTCGTTACAGTAGAAACTTGTGAAGCAGATGATATTATTGCAGCTTTGGTGATGAAATATTCGGCAACACAAAAGATAATGATTCTGTCCTCAGATAAAGACTTTGCACAATTGCAGAAGTATCCTAATGTTGACCAGTATTCACCGATTTTGAAAAAACACATTAAAGAACCTCTACCTGCTTTACAATTAAAACAATTAATTATTCGAGGAGATAAGAGTGATGGAATTCCTAACATTCTTTCTCCTGATGATGTTTTTGTTGTTGGTGGTAGGCAGAAACCTATAACAGAAGCGAAGATTATAGGTTGGATGAATCAAGAACCAAAAGAATTTTGTAATGAAGATATGTTGCGTAATTTTTCTCGCAACGAAACTTTGATTGATTTATCTAAAATTCCTGATAAACTCAAGGCCGCTATACTAGATACATATGAGAGCGCAAAAAATCATTCGAAGCAAGAGTTTATGAATTATATGATTGCGAACCGTCTCAAAAACCTAATTGAAGTGATTGATGAATTCTAATGATTGACGCTAAACTATTTCCAGAAATTTTTGAAGAATTTGAAAAGGCTGAAACCAAAGCCGATAAAATGGCAATTCTAAGAAAATATTGGCATCCAAAGTTCCAAGAATTTTTGGAATATGCCTTTAACCCTAATATAAAATTCGATGTTATCCCACCAAAAGAATGGCGACCCGCAGTTGAACCTGCCGGTCTAAACATTACATATTTGGACCTCGAAGTTCCAAAGTTATACCGATTTATTAAAGACCATCCAAATCGACCTTCTGAATTGGCAAATGATGATGCCAAGAAAACGAAACTATTGAAGGTTGTCTTAGAAGCATTACATCCATCCGAATCAGAATTACTATTGAAGATGCTGAAAAAGAATTTGAGTATCAAAGGTTTAACAACGAAGTTAATTCAAGAGGCTATATCTGGGAAGTAATTATGAAAGTTGCAGTTGTTACACCAACAATTGGTAGTGACCATCTTAGTCAATGTTTATCATCTGTTGATTCACAAACTTACGAAGATTTAACCCATTATGTTTTTATCGATGGGTCTCAATACTTTGATAAGGTTGAAGAACAATTAGTTGGTGCATCCAAAGTAAAAACAATCCGTTTAGAAGATAATGTTGGTAAAGGATGGTATGGTCATCGTGTTTATTCCGCCTGTTCATTCTTGGTCAATGCAGATATCATTTGTTATTTGGATGAAGATAACTGGTTTGATAATTGTCATGTTAAAAAGTTGGTTAATACAATTCAAAACGGAAATGATTGGGCATTTTCACTAAGGAAAATTTATGATAAACAAGGTAACTTCCTCTGTGAGGACAATTGCGAATCGCTTGGAAAATGGCCTGTCTATTTTAATGATGAAGTATTTCATGTGGACACCTCATCTTTTGCCGTTAAGCGTGATGTTGCAGTCCGTATAGGACAATCTTGGTATGGACAATGGGGTGCGGATAGACAATTCTTTCAGAATATCCGCCATCATTTTCCAAAGTATGATTGCACTGGTGCTCACACCATGTGTTATCGATTAGATGGTAATGAAAACTCTGTCAACAAAGAATTTTTTGACGAAGGTAATGAAATTCAAAGACAGAAATATGGTGAAAGCTTTCCGTGGAACTCTACGAAGAAACCGATACAGATAAACGAACCTATTTTCATAGGACCGGGAATTCAATTAGTATGAAAACAGCATTAATTACGGGTGTCTCAGGATACCTTGGATCACATTTAGCTAAATCCCTTAAAAACTCAGGATGGAAGGTTGTAGGTGTTGATATAAAACACACCGACAATCGTTATGTTGATTTGTTTCATCCTTGTGACATAAAAGATGGTGAATCATTACATTTACTTTTTGATAAGGTGAACATCGATGTGGTGTTTCATTTGGCAGGAAGAATCGAAGTTGGTGAATCAGTAAAATATCCACAAACATTTTTTGTTAATAATACACACGGAACAAATGTCCTTTTAGATGTTATGAAGTTTTGGGGTGTGAATAAAATTGTTTATTCGTCTACCGCAGGTCTTTACAAATCCAAAGATACACGAATAAGTGAAGATGATGAATTAAACCCAATGAACAATCCTTATGCAGCAAGTAAATATTCTGCTGAATTGGAGATTCGTCTTTCTGGTGTGGAACATGTTATCTTCCGTTATTTCAATCTCGCTGGTGCGGATCCTGAAAACGAAATGGGTGAGTGCCACGAACCAGAAACACATTTGATTCCTAGGATTCTCCAAAATCTAAATAATTTCACTATTTACGGAAATGATTATGAAACGCCTGATGGAACTTGCGTCAGAGACTATGTTCATGTAAGTGATGTTGCCGATGCACATGTTTTGGCAGCAGAACATTTAGTAAATGGTAAACAATCTCAAATTTTAAACTTAGGAACTGGAAGAGGTTATTCGGTGCAAGACATTGTTAACCTGGTTAAAAAAGTAACCGGGCAAGATGTAACATTCAGGTATGAATCCAGACGGGCAGGTGACCCTCCTTTCCTATTTGCCGATGTGTCTTTAGCCGAAAAGGTCTTGACTTACCGACCTAAGCATGATATAATCTCTATTATTCAAACCGCTTATAACTGGCATACAAGACATGACAATACCTAAAATACACGATATGGCGCTTGGCGCCGATGACCTTATTGGTCTTGGTTTACTTAAAAATCACATCCATGTTCTCAATGGCGAAATCGATGAAGATAATATCAAAGAAGCAATTAAGTGGATTATTTTTGAGAACACCGATGATAAAGATAAAGAACTTACACTCTATATCAATTCAGCGGGTGGAAGTTTGTGTGATGCTTTTGCGTTGATTGATATCATGCGTAGTTCTAAATATCCGATTCGAACCATTGGAATGGGAAGTGTAATGTCAGCCGCATTTATGATTTTTGTAGCAGGTGACAAAGGTCGTAGATATATTGCAAAAAACACAAGCATTCTCTGCCACCAATTCTCAGAAAACACCGAAGGTAAGTATCACGACCTTAAAGCATCTTTGCGTGAAAATGAAAATATGAATAATCGTATGGTCGAACTTATCAAAGAATGTACCGATTTATCCACTAGAGTTATTAAGACTAAACTTTTACCGCCAAGTGATGTTTGGTTGACTGTGGATGAAGCAGTAGAACTTGGCATTGCAGACCATATCCTCTAGGAGGTTTTTTAAAAATTCAAAATGTTAGGCGGAAAGAAAGTCTATAAACCAACAAAAACGAAGTTTAAAAAACATGAAGAAAATTTCTTCATTACAAAACAAAAAAAGAAACACCATGATAAATCAACTTATAGGTTGTTGAAGCAACAAGAGAAAGATGAATATGTCGTATAGAGAAATGTTACTCAAGCAAATCCGTGAATTAGAATTAAAGATAACGGAAGCACAAGGCGATAAAGCGGTTTTAGAAAAAGAATTAAACCGTTTACAGATTGCCGAATTTGAGGAAGAAATGCGAGAATCGAGCGAACAACGCCTCCTCAAAGGTTAGTGCCCACTAACTTGGTGTTGCAAAAAAACAACACCAGCACTTGACAATTCCATCCTTCCGTGATAGGATGTATGAATGATGAAAATTCTAAAAGAAATCACGGTATGGAACGGTATTGAATACCGACCTCCGAACCACACTTATCTCCTGAATTCAAAAAATCAAATTGTCGCTTTTGCAAAATGGCATGGCGATGAAATTGATGAATTAAAATCCCGAATGGTATTGAATAAAAGATACCGCAAGTTTGAAGAAACCAAACATTCGGGTTTATCCAAACTAATTTCAAAATACAATACCGAAAATATACCCGAAGAAAAACGGGAAGAATTTAAACCCGTTTATGAAAGAACCTTTAAGGTAAAATCTAAAGGAAATGAATATATTGTCGGATACTCAAAAAACCAATTAACCTGTTCCTGTATAGGATTTGGTTATCGTAGGAAGTGCAAACATGCTGATGTTGTTAAAAAGCAACACTTTCCGAGCGTGCAGGCATCTGCTGGTTGACAATTCGGCAGATATCCGTTATACTTGTTCCATAATGATTGATAAGGAGTTGTTATGAAATTCGATGTTTTTCAAATTAATCTTTCCGATGAGGAAAATAGTGTTCCGATGATTCGTGAAACCTACTTGGACACGATTATGAAACCTAATGCTAGTGCGATTTTAAAAGCAAAAGTATTTTATAAAAAAGTAGCGACAATTGACGCTACCTCGTTTAATGATGTTTTCGAAATTGGCAACATTGGTCCTGAAGAAAAAATTCAAAGAATCGACCGTATGCATTCCGTCTCCGTTGGTGATGTAATTGTGAGTGAAGATGGTATTGCAAAATTTGTTGCACCTATCGGTTTTCAAAATGTGGAGTTTGTATGAGCAAGATGAATGATTTTGTGGTCACCTCTGTGGTGAATAATTTGGTAAATATGTCCGATAAGGACTTGCAAGAAGTTGCGGTGTTGTTGGTGAATTTTCCCAACGGCGAAAAATTGGCAGACCTAATTGGTTTTGCCTTGTTTGATAAAAATGTGGTAGAGAATGAAACGGAAATTGTATGATTAGGACAGTTTTGGGTTTTCTACTGGTGTTTGGTGCAGTTGGTGGCATGGATGCACAACCTCTTGCCTCGAATGCCGTGTTTGCCTCACAAATCGGTTTTGCCGTGTTAGGATTGGTACTCATGTATTTCGGTACCAAAAAAATTGCAAATCAATGATTATCTATACCCATCAAAAATCAAAAAAGCGTAAACCAAATGCGAAACAGCGTGAGCTGTCTCGCTCTTGGGAAGAAATGCTTAAAAAATACGAAACCAAAAAAGTAGTCAAAGTGACAAATAATGTAAAACCGTATTCTACGCCAAAACCATATGTGCGAGAGACACCAAAATATCCAAGTTTGAATTCTGGACTTGGTACTTGCACCAAACCTGTTCATGGCAAAGTTTACACTGGCGACAAAATGAAAGGTATTGGCACTTTACACAAATCCAATGCTGTGCCAATTTTTACGGATGAAGAAGCAATAGACCAAGCGAATATGCGAAGATAAAATGGATGAGAATAAAATGCAAAGAATAAGAATGGTTTTAACAAAAAATCAATTAATGACCTTTGTTGGAGGTCTCCACGAAATGCAATTAAAAATGGTTGATGATGCCGTGGATTTGAAAGAAAAAGATGGTTTTCCAGAAGCTAATGCGGTCATTGATTATATACGCAAAAAAACCATTGGAAATCAATAAGTTAGTGGGCACTAACATTTTGTTGTTTTTTTGCAACATATGTTCCGAAGCTGGTTGACAATTCGGCATTTTCATGTTATCCTATGCTTGTTGAGAATGAAAAAGGCACTTAAATTATGAAATTATTATCTACTGGCAATCCAAAAATTCTAAAAGGTTTGAAGCAAGGTTTCAATACTTACATTATGCACCTTGCACCAGCAAATCTTTCTGGTTATGAAACCTGTCCAAAGCGTACCGCTGGTTGTACCGCTGCCTGTTTGAATACTGCTGGTCGTGGTGGTATGTTTAAAAAAGGCGAAAATACTAACGCTATTCAAAAAGCGAGAATTCGCAAAACCAAAATGTTTTTCGAAAATCGTACCGAGTTTTTTACTCAATTGGTAAAAGATATTGAATTAGGTATCAAGCAAAGTGCTAAAAAAGATTTGGTTCCTGTTTTTCGTTTGAATGGTACAAGCGACCTTTCTTTTGAAAAATACGAAGTGATTCGGAATGGCAAATTATTCCGTAATATTTTCTCCGCTTTCCCTGAAGTCCAATTTTATGATTACACCAAAATTCTTGGTCGTAAGGTAAGTGAAATTTCAAATTATCATTTAACATTTAGCGCTGCTGATGGTAATGATATCGATGTGACAAAAGCGGTTGCACAAGGTTATAATGTTGCGGTTGTTTTTGGTATCAAAAAGACTTTACCAATGCCTGAAGATTATGTTGGTATGCCAGTTTTCAATGGTGATGATTCTGATTTGAGATTCTTAGACCCGAAAGGTGTTGTGGTTGGTTTGTATGCCAAAGGTAAGGCGAAAAAAGACACCTCTGGTTTTGTGAAGTATCCTACTTTTATGATGAAGGCAGCTTAATATGAAATTTGCTACTTATAGAGACCGTGATAATTATGATACCCGCCATGGTGGTCCTTTTGACCGTGGTTCTGCTGATAGTTATTATCATCGTGGTATTACACCGCATTATTATGTTGAAGGTACTTCAACCTCTCCTAGAATTGAAGAAGTCCAAATGACAGAAAAAGAAATTTCTGATTATATGGCAGGTTATGAATGGAATGAACAGTTTGGTGATAAGAAAGATTGGGGTTAAAATTATGTTGACTAAAGATATTAAAAACGGCGACCGTTTTCAATTGCGTAATGGTTGGTTTGGCACCATGAAAGATAATGGTCGTGGTGTGTCTCGTTTGGCTGAAATTGAAGGTGTTTTTACTGAAATTGGTTCGGTTTATTCCTTTGAAATTGAAAAAGTTTTTAAAGGCGAACAAGTTTTTTCGGTTGAATTAACTGATAAAGAAAAACAAGTCCAAAGAATGAATGAGGAGATTTTCGGATGATTATTGATTTTACTGACAAAGAATTGGATATTATTTTTGAGTGTTTAGATGAGCGCAGAATGTGTTCGGATGATGAGGAAGAAATTCTCTTGATTCATTCTGTTTTTGATAAACTTTATCAGGAGTGTAATAATGGTAATTCGTAAAAAATTAAATGAAACGCCTGTAATTGATTTGACAGGTCCCGAAGGTAACGCTTTTTGTTTGATGGGTTATGCTAAAAAATTTGCTCGACAGTTAAACCTTGATGGCGATAAAGTGATTGAAGAAATGAAAAGTGGTAACTATGAAAATTTGGTGAAAGTTTTTGATAGTTATTTTGGTAATTATGTGATTTTGGAGAGATAAGATGGGAACTCGTAGTTTGACTTTTGTGTATGATGGTAAAGAACCTATGATTAATATGTATCGCCAATATGATGGTTATCCGTCAGGTCACGGAAGTAATTTAGCAGAATTTCTAAATTCGTTTGATGCTATTGTGAACGGCATATCTGTTGGTGATAACCGTAAAATTGCAAATGGTATGGGTTGTCTTGCCGCTCAATTGATTGCACATTTCAAAATTGATGTTGGAGGATTTTACATGTATCCTGTAACCGCAAAAGATTGTGGACAAGAATATGAATACCATGTGTATGAAAATAAAGTGGTTGTGAAGAATCCAACCGAAGTGATTTTTTCTGGCACATGGAGAGAATTTAATGAATTTTGTTCTGCTGAGGAATTAGCATGATTTTAAATTTGAATGATTTTAGTTCTCCTGGTTTTTGTTCTTTGTATAAAAGTATACCAATGGTGAAATATACATCGAAAACCAGGAAGTTGATTCGCAATGTTATTGGGCAACCTGTGCGATTCAAATTTCGGGGACCTCGACCAAAAAAGTATGGAAGGTCGGCACCTACCCGTCAAAGTGGTTGCCTAAAAGAAGATGCGGTAACATTTTCGGTATACTTGCGATAAGGTACTTGACAATTGTTCCGTGTTGTGTTATACTGTTATTTCTAAATTGATAAAAGGAGTTTTATATTATGGCTCGTGGTAAATCTGATAAACTTGCACCGTTTCAAAAATTGATGACCGTTATGGTATCTGGCAAAGCAGTAACGATTGAAGAAATCGATGCCACCCTTGGCAAAGAGATTCATATGTATCGTTTATCAACCTATATCTGGTTGATGAAAACTAATGCCAATGCTGTGGTTAAGGCAATCAAAGATGGTCGTAAAATCACCGCATATCAAATAATGAATGTGGCTGATGTGAAAGATTATTTGAAGCGTGTTGGCGCAACATCGTTTACACCTGGTCAATCACAAAAGATTGTCAAGGCTAAAACCAAGGCTGCAGCTGCACCTAAGGTTGCTAAACTGAAAGATTTGAAAGCACAACCTGTTGCTGAAGAAGTGACAGAAGAAGTTATGGAAGTAACCGAAGTTACTGAAAAAGCAGTTGCTTAATTTTTTAAAGATGGGGGAGTTGCGAGACTTCATGGCGAGCTGTCAGTCGGAGATGCCGAGTTCTATGAACTTTCAAAATGGATCGTCCGCAGTAAGTCTCATAGAGGCGAGGTCCGCTAATTCTTAAACAACAGCGACTATCGGGAGATAGCCAGCGTGCCCCTTATCTTTAATTTAGTGAAGTGAAAATATTATGAGTGTATTAGATTTAAAAATGAGACCTTTAACGGTGTTTGATGCTTCAAATAATGCTCATAGAGAGTATTATGCAGAATTTGTAAGAAGAAAAACATGGGGATATTGTCCAGTTAGATTTGCGGTTGAAGGTACAAGCCAAACAGACTTGGTCACTTACATAGAACGGTGTTTGGTTGATTACTATACAATGAAAGAATTCAAAGTAAAGAATACACTAAGATGAATGAAATTGAAAAAGAGATAATGTTAATTGCACAGGAAGAATGTGCAGAAGTGACACAAGCAATTAGCAAGTGTTTTCGATTTGGTTTTGATTCTGAATATAATGGTAAAACCAATCATCAAAGATTGACCGAAGAGGTTGGAGATTTACTTTGCATGATTAATTTGATGATTGAAAAGAAGATTGTTCCAGAAATGGCAACATACAATGCTTCTTTAGCAAAAAGAACAAAGCTTCAACAATGGTCAAATATTTTTGAAGGTGAGAAAGAGGTACATTAATGAATTGGGTTCTTGTCGTTTGGTTAGCCTCGTCAAATAATTATACGATTTATGAAAAGTTTCCTACACAAGAATCGTGCATGGAAAAACAAGTAACGGTTACAAAGGCATTAAATCAGGCAGATTCAAAAATGAGAACTGAATGTCGAAAAAGGAAACCAGGCGATGTTTTTAATAAAAGTGATATTGTTGTTACAAGGTACATATTAAGATGAATGATTACCTCAAATATAGCGGTGCCTCTGTTATAATTCAGTTGAACCCTTTACATTGGAAAGTTTTACCGTGGTTCAGAAAAGAAATCAATGAATGGGCGACAGAAAATGAAAGAACATATAGTTTTACATTTCTGTTTTTAACGATTAGAGTTTGGATTGATGATGGGAGTTGGTAATGAAGTATTATAGTGAATTGTCAAATATTGAAACGCAAATCATTCGTTTGGATGCAATGTCAAGCGTCTTGCGTGTAATTTCTAATGGTGCAGAACATTCAAGTGATGAGGATGTAAGAAATGCACTTTGGTACATTGAAGGTTCGATTGAAGATATCCATGATTCTTTGTATGCTCGATTTAATGAATTGTGGGAGGTGGTTCGTGATGATGATACACCAAAAGAAAAACATAAAGGTGGTATGAAAAAGAAAAAGATGATGACCGATAGGGAACTACCATGAACATATTCTATCTTGACCGACATCCAAAAACCTGTGCAGAAATGCATTTGGACAAACATGTGGTTAAGATGATTATTGAATATGCACAACTTATGTCCACGGCTCATCGTGTTCTTGATGGTGAAGAATATTTTGATAAGACCGCAAATGGTCGAAAAATTAAGCGTTGGCGTTTACATGATGACCGTGAAGGTCGTTTGATGAAAGCATCACATGTTAATCACCCATCAGGTGTGTGGGTTCGTGCTAATGTTGCAAACTACAGGTGGTTGTTTACAATGTGGGAATTCTTGTGCAAAGAATATACTTTTCGTTATGGTAAACAACATGCCTGTAGCCGTTTATTGGATTGTTTGAATGTGACACCAAATAAAATACCTGGTGGTGATTTTTATCCTCCCACGCCTGCGATGCCTGATGAATGTAAAATTGCCGGTGATTCTCTCGCCTCTTATCATAAATATTATATTGAAAGAAAAATACATTTTGCTAAATGGACAAAGCGACCAGTACCTAACTGGTTCGCAAATGCGGTGACTAATAATGCCAACCTATCAATTTCGCAACACCCAAACTGATGAAGAATTTGAAGTCTTGATGAAGATTTCAGAGCGTGAAGAATATCTAAAAAATAATCCACACATTCAATCAATTATAACTGCACCTGCTTTGGTGTCAGGTGTTTCAACTTCTAACTCCAGAAGTGGTCGTGTTCCATCTGGATTCAATGAGGTTCTTTCTAAGGTCGCAGAAGCACATCCAACCTCTAAGGTTGCACAAAGATTTGGAAAGAAATCAATCAAACAAGTAAAGACGGAACAAATCGTCAAAAAACATCTAGGATAACCGAAGTGAATTTTAACCATGTAAAACTAGATGCCTTAAATTTTGAATTAGAATCTGTAACAACCGAAAGTGGTAGAACATACAAAACGCCAACAGGCAATGTTTATCCGTCTATTACTACGGTGTTATCATCGTATAACAAACAAGCTATTTACGAATGGCGACAAAGAGTTGGTGAAGAAGAGGCAAATCGCATATCTCGCAAAGCATCAGGTCGTGGCACCAAATTGCACAATACTGTTGAAAAGTATTTACTCAATGAAATGTCACCACTTCAAATGCACTCAGTAATGCCTGATACAAAAGAATTATTTTTGAAATTAAAACCTTTTTTAGATATTAATGTAAATAACATTTATGGCATCGAACAACCCTTGTTTAGTGATGAATTACGCCTTGCTGGAAGATGTGACTGCATTGGAGAATGGAACGGAGAAATCTCCATCATTGACTGGAAGACCGCAAATTACTCCAAAGAGAAAGACCAAATTGCCAATTATTTTATGCAAGCCTCAGCCTACGCAGAAATGTTTGGAGAACGAACAGGCATTTCCATTAACCAAATCGTAATTGCAATTGCCGTAGAAAATCAACAACCTCAGATATTCATAGAGGACAAAAAACATTACCTGGCAGGATTGAATAAATATATTGACAAGTATCATAATATCTGATACAATATTGTTTTATGTGGTGGTACGAACCGAGTATTCGGTAGCAAAAGCGAAAGCTGACCATCACACCTAATTCGTTGAAGGTAATTGAAAGGTGTTCTGGACTCGGGTTCGATTCCCGACACCTCCACCAAAAGGAGATATGATTGAAACCATATGAAGTAATAGTAATCACACTATTAACAATTTTGATTTTGGTTCATGTCTTTTTTTGATGGGGGTGACCTGGTCTCGACAGGGCAATGAGTAGAAAACTGGAGAATCGTCAGACAAGGCGTAAAAATCAAAACAAAGTAAACGCAAATGACGAAAGATTTGCTCTAGCCGCTTAAGGATAGATGAGGTTTCGCAGAGTGTACCTTATTACCCAATCACTCTGCAAGAATTCTATGGCAAATTACAAAAGAAAAAAATCAAAACGAGTTTGTAAGTGTACCTTGTGTACCAAATTTCGTTGGTTAGGTAATTCGTTACAAAGAAAAAGAATCTCTGATATTCGTAATATTGATAAAGTGAAAAGTTATGAAGATTTACATCAATAAGTATAAAGACCATTGGATTAGTCCATATACAATTTTAGACTACATGTTCTTTTGGACAGACTGGTCAAAATGCAGCCGCAATAGTAACATTCAATCTGCATTGGATGAATTGGATGGTAAATACAAATACATTGAGCATCCTGAATGGGTTGAAAAATGGTCCGACCGTTTAACACCTATCAGTAAAGCAATTCAATGGGTCTGGGATAAAATTGACCGCAAAATTAATTATGTGAAGATTGATAAGTGGGATACTTGGTCAATGGACCACACCCTTTCATACATCATTCTTCCGATGTTGAAACAATTGCGAGACACCAAACATGGTGCACCTCATGTTGACGATAAAGATGTACCAGATGAATTAAAATCTACATCCGCACCACCAAAAGAAAACGAATATGATACGGATGACAATCATTTCAAAAGATGGGATTATGTCCTCGATGAAATGATTTTTGCATTTGAACACAAGGTCGATGATTCTTGGGAAGAAGCTTACCGAGAAGGTGATATTGATATTAAATGGGTGCCTGTTGACAAAGATGGCAACGAAGTACCAAAGGGTGAACACAAGTTTTACCAGATGGCCGATGGACCAAAGAACACATTCAAATGTGATTATGATGGTATGCAAAAGGTCCATGACCGTATGCAAAATGGTTTCCGTTTGTTTGGCAAATATTATCAAGGATTGTGGGATTAAAATGGATAGAGATTTAAGTTCGTATGTTTTAGTTTTAGAGAATTGGTTGGACAAAGAAAATTGTAAACAAACTATTCGTGAAATGGAAAATGCCAATTGGCAACAGCATGTGTTTTATGATGTGCATACCGGAACAAATAATACAAGAAGCGGAAGTAAAGAGTTGGATGTTGCTTGGGGGAAAAATTTGTCAACACAACCTTATATCATGCAGAGAATATGGGAAGCATATAAAGAATATTTGACACATTTAAATTTTCCTTGGTTTGATAGTTGGAAAGGATACTCAGAAGTTCGATTTAACATGTATAAAGAAACTAGAGTTATGGCCGAACATTGTGACCATATTCATTCCATGTTTGATGGTGAAAGAAAAGGCATTCCAACAATGACTTTTTTAGCGGGACTAAATGATGAATACACCGGTGGCGAACTTGTAATGTGGGGTGATGAAGTAATTCCAATGGGAGAAGGAACCGCAGTTATATTTCCGTCTTGTTTTTTATATCCACATAGAGTTGAACCAGTGACGACAGGAATAAGATATTCTTGTGTTTCTTGGGCTTGGTAATTACTAAATATAATACTGGCACCACACACTCGCCAGTATAACACACACAGGAGAAAACTATGTCAAACATGACACCTTTTGAAATCCGTCTGGATTTATTGAAAATGGCTCAGAGTATGCTTGAAACCGATTATTACGGCAAGCGTGAGCAAATCGCAAACGAATACGCTACAAAGTGTGAGGTTGCGAAAATACATGGAAGTGAAATACTGGCCCATCCAGGATTCCCTCCATATCCTAGTGAAGCTGATATTATTGCCAAAGCGCAAATTCTAAACGGCTTCGTTTCACAAATCCCCAATACTACACAAGAAAAGACTAGCAAAAAGTCCACCTGATACGGGATTGGACCGCGGATTTTAGCATCTGCGGTCCTTAACTAATTAAGGAGAATTATGCAGGTTCGCATATTAATTACCTCTGTTGTTGCATTTATGATTTTGACTTTTGGTATTGCCATGTCAAATTTTGAAAGACCAAACATGCCATACAAAGCATATTACAACAACTTAACAGAAGATACAAAAAAAGAAATTGAATGTTTAGCGGAAAATATTTACTTTGAAGCAGGTCACGAGCCTGATATAGGTAAAGTTGCCGTAGCATTTGTCACCATCAATCGTGTAAAAAGTAGTCGCTTTGAATCCGATATTTGTAGTGTCGTAAAACAAAAAATGGCAGGTGTTTGCCAATTTTCATGGTACTGCGAAGAAAGACCTAAGGCAATGTCGCAAGGTAAGGTCTTGACAAATAGTAACAATTCATTGTATAATGACATTAGAAATTTGGCGATATATGTTTATGCTAACTATGAAAGAATTGAGGACCCAACACACGGCGCTCTATTCTATCATGCAGATTATGTGAGTCCAAAATGGAAAAACATGGAAAAAACAGCAGTAATAGGCAGACACATTTTTTACAACAGAAAGGACTTAAAACAACTATGAACGCAAAGGTATCAGATTTAATTAAGTTAGATTCGACATTTGTTATTTGTTTGACATTAATTCTTTTAACCACAGTTGGAAGTATGTCGTATTATTTCATTAAAGATAGAACATTGATGGCAGGAAATATTGATGGTGCGATAGCAAAGGGAATTGACCCACTATCTGTCCGTTGTTCGTATGCCAAGAGTGATGATTTAATTTGTGTTGCATTTGCGGCTTCAGCACAATCTCATAATGTAGCATCGTCCGCTAAAAAATAAAAAAGGAGTTTTTGTTATGGCAGTTCAACAGTTGAGCATTAATCAACTATCGCAACCAGACCGTGAAAAGTTGTTTAAAATCGTAAAAGAATGTTCCGATTCAATGACACGAATCGAAGGTGAAAACGATTTTATTCGGGAGAGTATTGCAGAGACCGCAAAACAAATGCAATTACCTAAAAAACTGGTTGCGAAGTTGGTGAGAGTTTATCACAAGCAAAACTTTGATGAAGAAGTTGCTGTGAATGAACAATTTGAAAATCTATATGAAAGTGTGGTGAAATAATGTCTAAATTTACTTTTGTTTGTCAGGAAGAATCTATGCCTTTTGTGCATAGCATTCAATCTAAAAGAACCGTTGAGTTCAATGCAGAAACATTGGATGATATTTTGAATGAGTTTGAAATGTTCTTGCGTGGTGCAGGATTTCATTTTGAGGGTCATTTGGATTTCGTAAATGAAGATGATTTTATTCAATTTGAAAATGAAGAAGATGACCTCGAAGAATCAAAACAAAGATGGAATGCCACAGTTCATTCATTGATGAATCCTCCTAAATTTCGTGCCAATGCAACCACTTGCGAAGTGTGCGGATTGAACAAAGAAATGATGGCAACACATCATTGTTATGACGATAATTGTCCTGTTCACGCACCACAATCAGTATGTAAAAGTGAAGAATAATGCCAACAAAAGATGAAATGGCGAAGTTTGCCAAAGCCATTGACGCTCTTGTTTCCAAAACTGATTACAATCACATAGAAGCGATTGTAGAATACTGTAAACAAACTGGACTTGAAATAGAAGTGGCGGCAACATTAGTAAACGCCAATTTAAAATCTAAGTTGGAAGGTGATGCTATGGATAATAACATGTTGAAAGAGAAAAGTTCTCGTTTACCTTTATGACTGGTTATGAAACATTTGGAATATACGAATCTTTAAAACTACATTTCTCAAAGGACACATACGATTTTTTCAAATACAATGGTAAAACAAACCATTCGGTTCAGTCCTTTGAAAATCGTAAAGACAAGTATCATTTCTATAAACTTTCCCGAAAGTATACCAACAAGGATGCCTTAATAGATTTCTTGGTTGCCAACTTTCTGGAAGACGATAAAACATGGGTTGGTAAACTTTTAGAAGAAGATGCTGATATAAGATATCGTAATCGTCAAAAAGTCGTCCAAAGTCTTTCCTATGCGTTTGAGAATGATTGTAGAACAGTCTTTGAGAATCTAAGTGACCCAAATGAGGTTATCAAAACAGATGGCGATTACCCGGTATTATTGACAAAGGCATTACGCAAAGAGATTACAATTGAAACTTTGGTGATACTGAATAAAATTCTAAATTTCTTTCCGATGTGGGATAAAAAAATCACCGATACAATTCGTTGGCCTGATTTTAGGCGTAAATGTGAAAAGTATGCCTCATTTTTACCACAAGATGTTGTAAAATTCAAGTTGATATTGAAAAAGGTTTTGGAATGAAAAAATTATACCTTGATATGGATGGCGTTCTCTCTGATTTTGAGGGTGCATTTTCTGGTCATTATGGACCTGACACCTTAAAGAACCGAGAAAAAAAGTTATGGACAGAAGAATGGCCTAATTTCATTTTAGAGAAAAAAGGATTCGAATCTCTTCCTTGGTGGCCAGGTGGCCAAGAAATGGTCAAGTTTGCAAAAGAACTTGCCAAGAAAGGGATTGAAGTAGAAATTCTGACTTCATCTGGTGGTGAAAAATATCACAATGAGGTGAAAGAGCAGAAGATTGCTTGGTTAAAGAAAAATGGTATTGCATTTAAACCGAATGTTGTGCCTGGTCGTAAACATAAGAGAGATTATGCAGGACCTGGCATTGTTTTAGTTGATGATACCTTAGATGTTATTCAAGCATTTAATAAAGCAGGCGGTATCGGCATACATCACAAAGATTTGGGCGATACTATTGAAAAAATAAAAACCCTGCTTGCATGAACACTAAATATAAGATACATTATGTTTATGTGAATAAGTCGTTTATATACCGTTAATACTCCGTTTATACGAAAGGAAATACAATGAGTAGTTTTGCAAATTTAAAGCGTGGTCGCAATGACTTCGCTAAACTCACAAAGGCTATTGAAGCCACAACCCAAACCGCTGAAAGCGGATCCAAAGAAGATACCCGATTCTGGCAACCTGAAGTAGATAAAGCAGGTAACGGCATGGCTGTTATTCGTTTTCTACCCGCACCTGCCGCTGATGGTGATGATGCTCTACCTTGGGTTCGTGTGTTCTCTCATGGATTTCAAGGTCCTGGCGGTTGGTTCATTGATAATTGTTTGACAACTATTAATGAGAAATGTCCAGTTTGTGAACACAACAATACATTATGGAATTCTGGCATTGAAGCAAATAAAGATATTGCTCGTAAACAAAAACGAAAACTATCTTATATTGCGAACATCTTGGTAGTTTCTGACCCTGCCAATAAAGAAAATGAAGGACAAGTCCGTCTTTTCAAATTTGGTAAGAAAATCTTTGATAAGATTACTGAAGCAATGAATCCAGATTTTGAAGATGAGAAAGCAGTCAACCCATTTGATATGTGGGAAGGTGCCAACTTCAAGTTGAAGATTCGTAATGTTGAAGGTTATCGTAATTATGATAAATCAGAGTTTGCGGAAGTATCTGCACTTTTTGATGGTAATGATGAAAAACTTGAAGCACTTTGGAAATCAGAACATGGTATTAAAGAGTTTGCTGAAAAGAAACAATTTAAACCTTATGAACAGTTGAAATCACGCCTCGACAAAGTTCTTGGTTTTGATGGTACTGCCTCTGCAACAAAGACCAAAGCAGTTGATTCAGTTGTTTCTTCAATTAAAGATGAAGATGTGTCCATGATTGATAAATCGATTGGTGATGATGAAGATTTGGACTATTTCAAATCTCTTGCAGAACAAGATTAAGTAATTAATCTCTTTCTTCCAACCCGGCCTTGCGCCGGGTTTTTAACTGGCGTTAACGCTTAGATTATTTGTTCTTTCTATATTCACAACAGAAGGATTTCCAACTTTACCTTGTTGTCTCTGTAACATAGCTAATTTGGAAGATTCTTTAGTTAATCCTAAAACTTCTCCAGTTTGTAAATCTTTGTCACTTAAAAAATTTCCATAATATTGGTCCGCAATCATTCTCACCGGCTTATCACCCATTGCAATAAGTGTTGGTGCTGCGGTTTTTAAAGGATCCCATGTGCTTTCTTTATGTTGGTTATAGTTATCTTTATTTCGATGTTCAAAATGTAAATGTGGACCTTTACTCTGTCCTGTATTACCCATGAGACCAATTATTGTTCCGGGGTCAAGTTCTTGACCCTTTTTAACATTGATTTCATCCAAATGACCAAAACGAAGGAACTCATTGTTTATTGCCAAGGTAATCATATTACCATAACCATTCACCATACCTGCATTAGTTACTTTTGCATAAGTTAAAATTTGAATGGGTGATCCACGAGGAATTCCCGCATAATCAACTCCATAGTGAAATTGAGGTGGCGCTAAAGTTCCATCTTTATTTTTAAATTGTCTCATTCCATATTTTGATGTTACTACCGCCTGGCCTTTAGTAGTTGGATATGTTACATTTTCATCACCAGAAGTTTTTTCCTTTTCTTTTTTAGGTTCTTGCACAGGAGTCTTTTTTGGAGGTTGAGGTGCAGGTGTTGGTGAAGGAGTAGGCGCTGGTGCAGGCGGCGCAGGAGGAACTATTGGTGGTGGAAGTTTAGATACTTTTTCTTCTTGTTTTTTAATTTCTTTTTGTCTTCCTGAAATTAAAACACCGGTTATTGGATCATAAACTTCTTCATCCAAATCCTTTTCTTTCCAATTTAATTTCTCTATTTTTTCTTTCCAAATACTTCTTCTTTTTACCAATGCCTCTTTTTTCACATTTAATTCAGAAATTTCACCATCAAGTTTAGTGCCATCATCTTGCAATTGTTTAACATAGGCATCTCGTTCTTCTTTTTTACCTCTTGTTCGAACTTCATTTACATCAATACCAAAAACATCTAATGCAAGCCAATATTTTAAAGATTCTGCTTCGGTAACCAAAGTGTTTTTGGCCAAAGATAAAAATCTACCTATACCATCAATAGTTTTTATTGTTGCATCTTCTAAGGTGTTAAAAATTACTGATGCTTCTTCTTTGTTAATCAAACCAAAAGAAACTGCATTAAGAAAATCAATAGAGCCTGTTCTGAACCATTCATACCAATCAAAATTTACAACAAAATCTTTAAATTTTATCGCACCAGTTTTTACTCCATCAAAAGTATTTGAAATAAAAGTTCCAATATCAGAAACGGCAATAACCATACTGCCAATTGCAACCATTAAACCGCTTACCAATAAATTAATAATTTTAGAAAAAGAGAATCTACCTTCAGATTCATCTGTTGTTTTTTCTGATTTTTTAGGAAGTCTAACAAATAATTGTTGATTCGACCTAGCATCAGAAATTTCTTTACCTAAAATACCACCTTCCGCCGGTCGGCCGCCCTCTAATTTAACTAACTGTGTGAAACCTTTATTAATCTTTTTAAATTCTTGTGCAATGGTTTTAAAAGAAAGACCCATCTTAGCAAACACTTTTAAAGATGCCGTAAAGTCTAATTTTGTTTTCTCTTGTTCGGCTTTTGGTTTTTCTTCTTCTGAATTTTTCTTTTCTTCTGGAGATTTGATTGTTGTCGATTGCTTAGTTTGAGGTGTAGCTGATTGTTTTACCAATTCCTGAATAATTTTTTCTCTGAATGGTGTTAAAACAAAATCAGAATAACCAGGTTGAGTTGCAGCTTTCATTTGTTTTGACAACAACAAATCAGCCGCTTCTTCATTGGCTTTTTCTTTGACCCTTTTTAATTGTTCCTTCGTTAAATCTTTCCCACCATTTGACAAGATTAAACCAATTTGATTGGAATCTAAAAGTTCGTTGAATTTTTTATTATCCATTTACACAACTCTACTCAACAGGATTGAAGCATTATCAACTTTTTCAACATCTTTTTTAGGAAGATTTTTCGCCAACTTTGTATTATCGGTATGTTTAATGTTTACAACATCATATTCAACAGGTTTCTTTTGTTGACGATGACCCAAAAACATTTCTTTTGAATCATAAATTATTTTTTTACCAGTTGCAGGTTCAACAACAGTAAATGCATTAGAAAGTGTGGAGGTATCGGGACCACCAGTACCAATAGAAGCTACTGCGGCTTCAGCATATTTGGTTCCTTTTTCTTTTGCATGTTTAATTTGTTCTGCATAGTTTTCATCTTTAAAATAAGAATGACTTGCATTGAGACCTGCACCACCTCTGGCCACATTTAAAATGATAAATTTTAAAGCTTCTTCATCACTTTCAAATTTATTCATTCTTTCAATACCCAATTTTACTTTTTTTCCGCCAATGGAACTTGCAAGATACATTAAAGCGGCTTCGGCCGCAATTTTTGGATTTGATGATATCAAGTCTGGATTACTTTCAAGAGGTTGGTTAATTAAATTTCCAACCATTTTATAAGTGTTTTTAAATGTTATTTGTATGTAACCACGCCCACGGTATTTGTATCCATCTCCTGGTTCCGTATTACCCATTTTAAAGCCTCTTGGAGAATAAAGACCGTATGCTATATCATAAAATTTTTCGTTATCATAGAAAATTTTTAAAAGTTCGTCATCATCCATATATTTTCCACCATCCATAGTTTTAAGTTGTGGAAAAACTTCTCTGACTCTTTCTGGACCAGTTAAATTCTTTTTTGTGCCGTATTCATAAGTCCTAGACTTATCTTTTACTTGTTTTATATAACTTCCTGCTCCCATTTCTTTTGCAGATGGACTGATACCCGATTCTTTTGCTGATGTTTGAAGAATTGCTTTTAAAGCATGTTTGTTTGTAAGTCCAAGACTAATTAATTCTTTAACGAGAGTTTTTGCTCTCTCAAAGGTATCTTTTTCATCATCATTTAATTTTTGTTGTTTTGTTTTTTTCTTATCTTCTGGTTTTGGTGCTGGAGCCGGTGCTGGAGCAGGAGCCGGCTTTGTTGGTGCTGGAGCCGGTGCAGGTTCTTCTCTTTTTACTTCTTGGCGTTTAGGTGGAGGAATTTCAGTCGGTTTTTTAGGAGGCATTTTATTTTCTGCCTGAGCAATTCTTCTCTCCGCTTCATATTCTTCTTTTTCTAGTGTATTAATTTTATCAACAAGACGGCGTTTTTTTTCAAATTTTTCTCGGTTACTATTTGCAAGACCTGTAATATATTCAGATTCTTTTTCAGCAGATTTTCTTGCATTTTCTTTTTGTTTTCTATCTTCTTCTAAAGCCTCTTCAACAATTTTCTCATATTCTTTTTCTTTACCATCAATATCAAAATCTTTTTTACTTTTTTCAAATATAGGTGTGATAATATTGTCTAACTTTTCGGAAATAAAGTTATAAGATATCTTCACTACATTTTTTATTTTTTCATATACAGTTTTAAAAAAGTTTGAAATGAAACCTCCTGCGCCATACATTTTATTGGCAATCAATTTTCTATCGAAAATACCAAAAGTAATACCTTCAATTATACCTGAAAAGAATCCAACAAACCCATTGCCTCCATCGGCAATTTCATCAATCGCTCCCATAATACCATCATATAAAACAAATCCCGCAGTAACAACAATTGCAACTATAGGAGCAAAAGGTCCTGTTGCGGCCGAACTGGCCATGATTGTTGCTAAACGGGCAGTTAAACGGGGAAGTGCTCGTTTAAAAAGTGGTCCTAACTTTTTAAGTAATTCAAATCCTTTTTTTAATAAACCTTTGACAAATGGTTTTCCTTTTTCTCTCCACCATTCAACAATAATTTTTTTAAAGTCTAATTTTTTAAAAAAGTTTTTAATTTCTCTTTTAAACCTGTTAATTGTTTTAACGAGTTTTTTAAAAATTTCATTTTTTCTTAACCGTAACATTACTTTTGTTGCAAGTTTTTTAAAGACTTGTTTTAATCTTTTTCGAATAAAGAAACCTAAAATACCTCCAGATGAATCGCCATCAGGGTCGGACTTTCTTACTTTTGATTCAATGTATTTTTCTTTACGAACACGAAAATTAATTGCTCTCTCATCTTCTTTTAAAAAGTGAGCATCTTCTTTTTCTCTTGCTTCAATACCAAACGCTCTCACCAAATTGATGATGTTTTGGTTAATTAAATTTAAATTGTGGGAGATTTTACCTAATAAAAGATAATTCTTGGCGGCTTTCTGTAATGTTTTATCGACACCAGAAACTTTACCCAAACTTACTTTAGATGTAAGTGTTTTCTTGATATCTAAGCCAAGTTCGCTGGAGTTCATTTTTTATTAAGCGGTTTTGAAATAAGAATCAATAAAGGAAGAATTATATGCATCAGCAATTTTAGAATCACCGCCAGCAAGTGTACCTTTATTGTTGTTTACAGTAGATGAGTTGACAATATTTCCCATATCAGGTCCAGAATCCATTCTTTGACCCTCTGCAACATCCGATGATAATTGTCCTAAAGAAGAACCCGATGTTCTTGGTGGTACACCATCTTCTGGACTTGGACTAACAGGACCAGCTGAGCTTGATGGTTGTGTACCTGAAGATAAATCTTTTGCAGGAGGTAATGATGGCGCACTAGGAGAAGATTCTGGTTCTTTACCAGAAATATTTAATCCTAATTGGCGTGCTATTGGGTCTTTTGATTCTTGTGTGGGTGAACTTTTAATCAAATTAATAATTCTATCACCATCAACACCTCTTGCATTTAATTCGGCACGAAGATTGGGTTCTTCAATTGGATTACCTTTCATGTCGGAGAATCCAGACATGGATTTAGGGTCTGGTTTTACACCAAACTTTTCAAGTAATTTGATTGCATCTGTTTTTGTATTTACCGGTTCTACTTGTTCCTGTCTATCATTTCTTCGTGGGTCATTTTCCGCAAAACTTTGACGAGCCGCTTGTGCCTGTTCGTTACTTAAACCAGATGTTACGGGTGCGGGCGGAGTTTCGGGTGTAGGTGAAGAACTTGGTGCAGATGGAGGTGTAGTTACATCAGGTCTTGCTCTCTTTTTGAAAGGTCTAAAACCAGGAATCGTAATATCTGATAAACCTATTTTTTGTGTTTTACCACCAAGACCAGGTACCCAATCAGGAACTTTTATATCGAAAGATGCCTTTGAAAGTGGAATAGTAAACTTATCCCAACCAATATTATCTGACATCCAGTTTACTACTCTATCAAACATTTCCGTAAAGAATGTTATGATTGGTTTTAATTCTTCGGATAATTTGTTTAAACTTTCTCTCAGTTCTTTTTCACCAAATAGACCACCAGTAATAAAATCTAAGAAACTGCCAACACCTTTAATTAAAGTCTCTTTTACAATATCCGTTTCAGTAATCTTTTTCCAACCTTCTTTGATTGAATTAAAAAAACTCTCAACCCATTCCATAGGTTTGAAACTTTTTTCGAACCAAGTTGCAATATCAGAACCAAATGTAATTGCTGAACCAATAGCGGCCATCAATCCAAAAAAGATGAGTGTACCTAATTTTTTAATTGCACCCCAAATGGCACTTAAAATGCCACCACCCTCATCACCTGCGGCCGCCTTCATTGCGGTTTTAGGTTTACCATCTTTGTCAACTGCAACCGCTTTTGCTTCTTGTTTTTTTCTAGTAGCTTCTAATTCTGCTTCTCTTTGTTCTTCTGTCTTAAAGAATTTGTCGGCTTTTGTTGAAGTTTCTTTTGCTTTTAACTTTACCAACTTAACAACATTCTGACGAAGCACATTCACATCTCTCGCCATTCCAGGTAATGAAATGGAATTTTGAGCGATAATTTTAAGAAATCCTAAACTATCTTGGTTTATTGATGCTGATTCACCTTGGCTTTCTTTAGAAGATTTTGTAGAAGAATCTTTTTTAGAAACTTTAGAACGAACAAATGTGGAAAAAATATCTTTCCCACCAAAAAAACTTCGAATAGTTTTTTCTCTCAAATCACTTTCGTCTTTTGTTTTTTTAGTTTTACTAAAGTAATCTTTTAAGGCCATTTATCTTTTTCTCGTTTGTTTCTGTAATTCTATTCTTTGTTTTTCTTCTTCAAGGTGTTTAATCAATAATGCCAAGTAGATGTTTCTCTCCCAAGGCAACATGTTTTCAAGTTCAGTCAAACTATACTTGTGGTACTGCATTAAAGCAAAGTTTGTCTGATAGTAATTGCTCAAGGTATCATAACGAAATGTTAACCGAAAAAACTTTGTAGTCCTCTAATCGCAATATCTTCTTCATATGCACATTTTGGACATTTGAAATGCACATCTTTCTTAACTTCGGGCATTGTATCAAAGAACACTTTGATTTTTTCTAAATGCGATTGTTGTAAACTGTCCACGAATTCTTCCAACTCTTGTCTGGTTGTATCTTTTGCATAATAGACACTATCTTTATCGTAAATGTAATCGATACAGTCAATAAGAATTGTCATCATAATGTCTTTTTCATCCATTGTTTCATACTTCTGAATCATTTCAAAAGTTGGATATTTCAGACAAACACCTAGATTTTCATTAAGTTGAATTTTGTTTGTGTGACTTTCTGATTTTGTAGGATGAATTTCTAACAAATTTAATTTAAAATCAACAGATGTTCCACAAACTTTATCTTCACCCTTTTCATCTTTTACGGTGTTGTTACATTTGTATTTGAGTTCAACTACTTCTTCAACAGACCTTGCTCTGAGATTCATAAAAAGAAACTCAAGGTCAAAAGTAGGAATATTGTTAATGTCAATTTCATCAAGAATACAATTCTTTAAAACTTGACGAATAACTTCAATAGTTTCTTTTTGGTCTTCCGATTCGGCAGCCATTAGAAATAGTTTCTGTTCTTTCACCAAGAATGGGCGAAAACGAACAGGTTTGCCTGTCGAAATCAAATTGACAGAATAGATTGGTACATCGATTTTTGGTAACATAATAACCTCGCTTAATTAATTAAAGAGCACGACCTAATGGTAAAATTCTCGACAGACCAGAACCAAAGAGCGCAGTTGCAGCAGCTGCAAGGTCGTAAGTTCCCTGATAGATTGGTCTGTATCTTTGATAGGCAAACTGAATCGAAAGACGATGAAAACCATCTTCACTCCAACTCAAAGATTGCGGTGCAATTCCAATTGGAAATGCATCCATCAATTCTACTGCATAAATTTGTTTGATAAAATCATCATACTGAATAATTTTAATATTTGTAAGGTATCTTGATTGGACACCTTTTGGAAATCTTAAATTATTTGTGTCAGAAGGTATGATTGCTTCCATCCAACGGTCAAACAGTTTTCTTTCATAGAATTCGTTTGTGCATATAAATGTCAAAGTAGTATCTGCATATTGCACATTGTATGGCACTTTAAAAATAGGACCATAAATTTTAACATCAGCAGTTTGTAATGTTTTGCCTGGTAGTTCCGCACTTTCACATTGAAGTGCTAAATAACGGCTCATACCTGAATTGGCACTTGTAGATTGTTCGTCACTTCCTCCAGTTCGACCAAATGCAGAACCAATTGCATTTGAAACATCTGTAAACACAGAGTTTGGAAAATTCAAAATCTTTTCAATAATTGAATTTCCTACAAATTGATTGATATAAGGTGGAATAGGCAAGATAACTTCAAAACGAGAAGGCTTAGCTAAACCATCTTTTGCTCTTACATTAGATAAGAATAAGTTTGGTGAAAATGACATTAGAATTTTTTCCGTGAATCGTAGTAAACTTTACTTGTGTTTGCACCAACAAAGTTTTCTGCGGGCAACAATGCGGCAATATCCCACTCATCGGCTGTAATTTCTAAGAACCGAGAATCAATGTGGTTGAACAGATATCTTTTAATGCAAGGTTGTGCCTCAAATATTTTTGATGCTCTCTGTAAATAATGATAACTAATTTTTAATCTAGTTGTTTCATCAAATTTAGAATTGTTTGCCGCTTCACTTAATTTGTCCAAAAGGATGATACGATGCTTTGGGTGAATGTAATGCAAGTTCAACCCTAAAAAACCGTCTGGGTAGCGTTCTATTGGAATAACCAATGGGAACCTGTCGTAGTATGGCAGCGTATCTTTGTGCTTTGGATCATACAAATAAAAATACATGCGACCAATAAATGACTTATCACGAAGTCTTTCTTTGTCCCTCATTATTGATGCTGGTGAAGGTCTCAAATCATTTACTTTCTTTTTTAGCCAATCTCTGGCTGCATTTGTCCTTGGCGTAAGTCCTTCTTTCGCCAATGATGCTTGAATTCTGTCAATTAGTGTCGCCATTAGGTTATTTATCTCAAAGTCCCAACTCTTTTTCGGTGACTAACTGAAAATGCCATCCATGTTCTTTGCAAAATAAATCGGCAGCTTTCCATTTTGCTTGATTTACGGCATAGGTGGCAACTTCTGCCAGGTATCGTTGGGTCTTGCGTTTTTGCGTTGGCATCATCGTTTGTTTATACGGCTTCACCTCTATTATCGAAGTCTGCTCGGAGCCATCTTTCCGTTTGGTCCTGACAATGAAATCTGGAAAATATCGATGCACTCTGTTATCAACTGGCGAAACATAAGGTATCGGCAATTCTTCCGATGCCCACCATATAACTGCCGGATTATCATCTAGGTACTTCATTACTCTCAGTTCCCAATTGGAACGGTAGATAATGTTGGTCGCATTACCTTTGTATTTGTTTGGGTTTTTTGGTCGAAACCATCCTTTGTATGACATAAATATTATCTATCTAACCTACAGGACAAATATGGCACTTTTTGGATTCTCTGATATCTCTTTCGACAAAGGTCAAACTAAACGAGGACCTTTAGCTAAACTTGTTGGAAGCGAATTTGAAAGAACAACATTAAGATATCCACTTGATGTTGGTAATTATGACAAAGCACACTATGTTGTTTTTTATGTTCGCCAACAAAAAACAACTTCATTAACAAAAAGATTCGTTGGTAGTGAAAAATTTACAAGTGATGTTACAAATGTGGGCGCTGCAGGTGTAATTGATGCGATTAAAGCAGGTGGAGACATTCCAAGTAAAGCATTAAACGCAGTTAAAAATGGTGCGATAAATGCAGCTTCAGGTTTTATTGGAAAAATAACATCTGGTATTACTGGTGGTATTAATAATCTGTTTGCACAAAAAGGTGGAGGTTTCACACCTAATGCCGAAGAATCACAGAAGTTAATTGATACCTCGATTAAGAGAATTACCGAAAAAGGTTTGAATATAAATTTTAAAACCACAGCATTAACAACTGATGCAATTGCACTTTACATGCCAGATACTTTGAATTACAGTTATTCACAATCTTATGACCAGTTATCTTTAGGTAGTGAATTTGCGGGTCAAGTTTTTGCCGCAGGCCAATCTGCTTATGAAGATTATAAAAAAACTGGCGATTTAGGTAAATTAGGAGCATCACTTCAAAAATCAGGTGGTGAAAATGTAAAACAAATACTTGGAGAAGGACTTGGTAGTTTATTGAATAGTCAACAAACAGCCGCAGCATTTTTGGCAAGAACTGGTCGTGTTGTAAACCCAATGCTTGAAATGATTTACAAGTCGCCCAATTTTAGAACATTTCAATTCGATTTTACTTTTTACCCAAGAGATGAACGAGAAGCATTAGAAGTTCAGAAAATATTAGAAAGACTTCGTTTTCATCAAGCGCCAGAAATTTTAAAAGGCGATAAAGGTTCTGAAACTTCAGGATTTTTAGTACCTCCCTCTGAGTTCGATATTAAGTTTTATTATGCAGGTGGAGAAAACCCAAACATTCCACAAATTGCAACTTGTGTTTTGACTACAATTGATATCAATTACGCACCAAACGGGTTCTCTGCATATGAGGTACCTGGTGAAAACAAACCTTCTCTCGGTAGAACTGGTATGCCCGTTGCAATTCAAGCCACATTACAATTCCAAGAAACAACATATCTAACGAAAGAGGACTTTAGGGAAGATTTAGCAACATCTGCAACCCTAAGTTCTGCGAGAAAATAATGGCAAAATATTTTAATTATTTTCCAAAAGCATTATACAGTTCAAATACTAGAACATCAGGCCTTGATGAGATTACGAACATTACTGCAAGGTTTGGTTTTGAACAATCACTAAAAGAAAACTCATCGGCATTTTACAAATACGATTTGCAAGAAGGTGACACACCTGAAATTGTTGCGGCTAAATTTTACGATAGTCCTGAAAGACATTGGATCGTTTTAATGTTTAATGACATTTACGACCCACAATATGATTGGCCTTTGCAATATTCTACATTCATTGAATATGTTGATAAAAAATACTCTGCAAACAATTATGCGGATACCGCAAATACAAGTGTTACTGGTCTTTCGTGGGCAATGAATGTAACCAATGTTCATGCATATTACAAAGTCGTAACAAGAACAAATTTCGATAACATTTCAATCATCGAAAAATTAGAAGTTGATGCTAATACTTGGGCTAATGTGGCACCTACAACCACAAGTTATACCCTACAAGACAGTTCTACAATTACACAAGCCATCACTAAAGAAAAACAATCATATTATGATTATGAAAACGAATTGAATGAAAATAAAAGAAGTATTAAACTTTTAAAACCAGAGTTTGTATCTGCGGTCGAAAAAGAATTTAAGAAAGTTATTAAACAATGAGTTTTTCGGTAAAAAAGTCAACACAGTTCAAAATTAATGAACTTGTGGTGATGACAAAAGCAGGACCAATTGATATTTCTTCCATTTACGAAGAAATCAATATCTTTGATTCTGTTTTTATGCCTGTAATGAGCGGGCATATTATGGTAAGAGATGCAATTGGTCTTTCTGGTTCTTTAATTTTTGATGGTTCTGAAACTTTGCTTATCGACATTTCTAAAAGTGAACAAGACCCTGATATTGCCAATTTTAAAAAATCGTTTAGAATCTACAAACAATCAGACCGAATTAATAGTGGTCTGAATAGTGAATTTTTTGTATTGCATTTTTGTTCCGATGAAATGATTTATTCCAATCAACAAAGAATTAATCAGTCTTACGAAGGAACATATTCAAAAGTTGTTGAAAAAATTCTTACAGATTATTTAAAGATACCTGAAAATCAGTCTGGTGGTTTCTTTGAATCGACTTCAGGTATTCGAAAAATTGTTATACCTAATTTAAAACCTATTGAAGCAATTGAATGGGTAACAAAAAGGTCTTTGGATGCGAAACAATCTCCAAACTATTTGTTCTATCAAAACACAACTGGTTACAACTTTGTTTCTCTCTCTAAACTACTGACACAACCAGAATTGCTTGATGTTAGATTTGAACTCAAAAATCAAACACAAGTAAATGCAATTGAAGAAATTGGTGCGGCTCGTGGATTAGAAGTTATATCACAAACTGATATGCTTGAGAAAATTAAGTCTGGTGTTAATGCAGGACAGTTTATTGGTTTTGACCCAATTACACGAACAACTGCAAAAAAGAACATTGGGTTTGGTGATATGTTTTATAATATGGAACATGGTAGTGAAACACCCAATCAGTCTGTATTTGAAAACAGAGGTGGTGTTAAAAGCGTTGAAGCATTTGCATCAAAGATTTCTATGGCATCTTTTAATGCCGCAAAACAATTGAGCAGTTATATTAAGAAAAACGACCCGACTTCTCTTTCAAAGGAAGAAAGTATTGAAAACTGGTTGTTTCAAAGAACTGCCATTATGGCACATTTAATGAACAAAAGAGTTAAATTGGCGATGCCAGGTAACTTTCAATTAACATCAGGTTTCAATATTAATCTTAACGCACCTAATTTTGGTAGAAAAATAAAAGGTGAAGATAATGAAGATGTGAGTGTGAGTGGTAAGTATATGATTGTTGCTTCCAGACAGATTATTAAATACGACAAACACGAAACAATTATTGAGGTTGCTTCCACAACTACAAACAATGAGTATGTGACTGTAAGCAATCCAGAACAATTAACACAACTATTGAATTATTAATATGGCACAAAATGATTTTGCAGGTGCAGGTCAATTCGTTTGGTGGATTGGCTTTGTTGAAAGCAGACAAGACCCATTAAAGTTAGGTCGTGTTAAAGTTCGTTGCGTTGGTTGGCATGCTGATAATAAGATGCAACTTTCAACCGATGCACTTCCTTGGGCTCAAGTTTCTTTACCAACAAATAATATAAACCCATATGCACCAAAAGAAGGTGAAATGGTGTTTGGGTTTTTTACAGATGGAGAAATGGCACAAGAACCGATAGTTCTTGGTGTTTTTCCTAGTATTCCATTAAAACCTGCAAACATACAAGAGGCGTATAGTGACCCAAGAACATCTGCTGAACTTGCGAAATCACCAAGAACACCAGAATCAAAAACATACAATACTGATGGAACAGGTATTGAGATTGTTGAAAAAACACAAGCAAATAATTATCCATTAAACTTAGATGAACCAACTACATCAAGGCTTGCACGAAATGATTCAGATACAATTATAAAAACTTATATTCAGGAACGAAAAGAGAATAAAGTAACTGGAGTTTCAACTGTAACATCTACATGGAACGAACCTGAAACAAAATATGATACAGTTTACCCATACAATAAAGTAATGGAAACTGAATCTGGTCACATTGTCGAATATGACGATACACCAGGTAAAGAACGAATTCATATTGCACACCGAAATGGTAGTTTTACCGAATGGTATCCTAATGGTGACAGAGTAGAGAAAATTACAAAAGACAAATACTCTATCGTTATGAAAGACGATAATGTTTATATTATGGGAGACTGTAATATTACTGTTCAAGGAAATGCACAAGTTTATGTGCAAGGTAATGCTGATATGAAAGTAGATGGCAATATGAATATGACTGTTGGAAGAAATTTTGCGGCTGATGTTGGTGGAACAACTTCTTGGAACTCTGCCGGAAATTATAGTGTTAATGCACCAAGAATTGATTTGAATTAATATGGCGCATGAGTTTGTTGTTTTGTTGAATGGTGAGTTAAAGACATATACGAAGTATGAAGATATACCCGAAAGATTTGATAATGTCATTCGGTTTATACCTGAAATACCTGAACCACCACATACACATGAACAACACGAAGAAATGGATTCTTGGAATGAAAGATTGCAGGAATTAATGAAAAGAGAAACGAATGGCCATTAGTATTGTTGTCTCACCTGCGGGAGATTCTCCAACAGAAATACAGTCAACCGCCAGGTCCATAAGAACTGTAAATGCAACAATTACCGCTTCAGGTGATGAAATGGAATCAAATATTGTTGTGGGTGCAAGTTCAACTGGAGTCTCTGAACCTGGTGTAGTTATAACTTCTGGTCCAATTTTAGCCACTATTATTGGTAAATATGCGGATCCTTTTTTAGATACTTTTAAATATGTAAGTAAAGGCAGTAGTGATAAAATAGAAACTCCCACAATAATTGTTGGTGTGCAGAAGATGCCTTTAAAAAAAGAACTATATGATTTAAACCAAGATACAAGATTATTTGAACTTAAAACATATCAAATTACTGTTAATTATGATGATGAGTTTTTAGTTCCAGGCACAGAAACATTTACAGTAACACAAAAAATAATGAATGATTTAGAGGGCATTCGTTCATTTATGGATACTTACTACGATTAGGATATAAGATGCCGGCAGCAACAAGAGTTGGAGATGCAGATTCCGCACATTGCTCAGGAATGGTTAGAGCAGTAGGTTCTGGCAATGTTTTTGTCAATGGTATTCCTTGGTCTCGGCAAGGCGATGTGAACACAGTTCATTTACTCCCAGGCTCTCCTTGTCCCGCACATAATGCTCCGATTGCCGCAGGTTCTTCAAAAGTTTTTGTGAACGGAAAAGGTGCAGGAAGAGTTGGAGATGCTTTGTCAGGATGCACTTCTGTGGCCGCAGGTTCTTCAAATGTTTTTGCCGGAGGTTGAATAAATAGAAGATGACAACAGTAACGACAATCGATAATACAACAAGAACATTTCGAGACTTGGACTTGGCGTTCACCATTCATCCTGTAAGAAAGGATGTCAATGTTTATAAAGGTGAATATGCCGTCATTAACTCCATTAAAAATCTTGTTCTAACAAATCACTATGAGCGCCCATTTCAACCTGAATTGGGAAGTAACATTCGCAGACTTTTGTTTGAAAATGTTGACTCGGTTATGGCCGCACAAATTGAGCGAGAAGTTGAAGAAACAATCAATAACTTTGAGCCAAGAGCTCGTGTTTCAAAAGTTACTGCGACTGCAACGCCAGACGAAAACAAATACTCAGTTGTGCTTGAGTTTTTCGTAATTAACAACCCAAGCCCAATTACAATTAATTTTTTCCTAGAACGGATTAGATAAAAATGGCAGACCGTTTAAGAGTTACCGAACTTGATTTTGATACAATCAAGCAAAATTTAAAGAACTTTTTAAATCAACAATCTGAATTTACAGACTATGATTTTGAAGGTTCTAGTTTAAGTATTTTACTTGACCTTTTAGCCTACAATACCCATTATAACGCATACTATCTAAACATGGTTGCGAATGAGTCCTTTTTAGATAGTGCATTGCTTCGTGATTCGGTAGTTTCACATGCTAAAACTTTAGGATATGTTCCATATTCTCAAAGAGCACCAATTGCAACAATTAATTTTACTGCACAGTCCGCAACAAGTAATTCAGGTAGTTTAACAATTCCCTCTGGGTTTGCATTTTTGTCAAACCAAATTGACAACACATCATATAACTTTGTTGTCTTGGATGAAATTACTGTATTAAAAGCGAACAATCAATATTATTTTGAGAACCTTGATATTTACGAAGGTCAGTTAGTCACTTATGTTTTCAACTATGACCAAGCATCAAATCCAAAACAAGTATTCAATTTACCAGATACAAATATTGACACAACCACAATTAAAATAACTTCAATTCCTGCCGCAGGCAATACACAATTAACTGTTTACAATAAAGTTACCGATGTTTTGGATGTGACTTCATCATCCGAAGTTTTTTATGTGCAAGAAAACAAAGGTGGTAAATTCCAAATTTATTTTGGTAATGATGTAGTTGGTAAAAAATTACCCGATGGTGCGGTTGTTTCTGTAACATACTTGGTTACAAATGGAACTGCTGCAGATAAAGCCAATAACTTTGTTGCGACATCCGCATTGGTAGATTCTTTAAATGAAGGTATCAACAATTATGTAATTTCTCCCATCTCTGCCGCCTCTGGTGGTTCATTAAGAGAAAGTGTTGATGAAATTAAATTTGGTGCACCTGCACAATTTACCACACAGAATCGTTTGGTTACATTTAAAGATTATGAATCATACATCAAGAAAAACTACCCATCGGTAGATTCATTGTCTGTTTGGGGTGGCGAAGATGCGATACCTCCTGTTTATGGTAAAGTATTTGTGTCATTAAAACCAAAACAAAATTACTATATCTCAGAAACAGAAAAACAAAGAATTGTTGATGATATTATTTCACCAAAAGCAATTGTTTCTGTTGGTGCGGAAATTATTGATCCACAATTCTTGTATCTTTTAATCGACAACTATGTGGAATATGATAAAAACAAAACAACTCAAAGTGCTGAAGCAATTAAAACTTCAATTCGCAATGCAGTTTTAACTTATAACAATACAAATTTAAATAAGTTTGATGCCACTTTTGTTCTTTCTAAATTGCAAGATTCGGTAGATGGTGTAGATTTAAATGCAATTCGTGGTTCAGAAACTATACTGAGATTACAAAAAAGATTTGTTCCAGAACTTAATGTTTCAAAAACATATCAGATTGAATTCAATGCTGAATTACACCGTGGTACAACAACCAATCGCTTAGCATCATCAGAATTTGATGTGTTTGATTCGTTAGGTGTCCGTAGAACGGCACAATTAGAAGAAGTCCCAAACTCATACACCGGCATTACAGAAATCAATGTGACGAATCCTGGTTTTGGTTATACTGTTGCACCAACTGTAACAATTACAGGTGATGGAACTGGTGCTAGTGCTACTGCAACAATTGTTAATGGTCGTGTTCAAAAGATTACGGTTGTTAATCGTGGTATTGATTATACATCTGCATTAGTTACTATTTCTGGCGGTGATGGAGATGGATATGGTGCTACTGCTATTGCGGTTTTAGATTCCAGATTTGGTGATTTAAGAACTGTTTATTATGATAATTTTGCACAGAAACAAATTATTCGTGAAAAAGCAGGAACAATTGATTATCAAAATGGTATTATTACTTTAACTGATATTCGCATTTTATCTGTAAAACCAAGTGATGGTTTTATTCGTATTTCTTTAGAATCAGAAAAAGGTATTTTATCATCTGCAAAAAATACTATTATTACAATTGATAGTGCAGACCCTTCTGCTATTGTAACCGAACTTGTTAGTGTCTAATGTCTGATTTAAAAACTTCTTTACTTGTTAATCGCCAAGTTCCTGAATTTATTCGGGAAGAGTATCCGTTATTCATTTCTTTTTTAGAAGCATATTACGAATATCTTGAAACTAAACAAGGTACTCAACTCAATGATTTAACTCAAAGAGCCAAAGACCTTCGAAATCTATCTGATGTTGACGATTCAATTGATGATTTTGAAGAACAGTTTTTTGCAACATATGCCTCATTAGTATCTAAAGATGTTGAGGTTGATAAAGCGTTTTTAATTAAAAATGTTTTACCTCTTTACTTAGCAAAAGGTTCTGAGAACTCGTTTAAGTTATTGTTCAGAATGTTATTTGGGCAAGAACTTGAAGTTAAGTATCCTAAAAATGATGTTCTAAGAGCATCTGATGGTAAATGGAAAAGAGATGAGGTTATTAAGGTAACTCAAGACATTTCAAGTTTCTATACTGGAAATGGAACTAAAAAAGAATTCAATCTTGTACCTTTTAATTCGGCATTAGATACAACCATTACAGTTTATGTGAATGGTTCTTTAATTGCAACATCTAATTATTTTGTTCGTAAAGAAATAAACAAACTTTATTTTTATACTGCACCTGCAAACAATTCAGAGATTGAAGTATTTTATCGTAACATCAATATAGAAATATTTAAAAATAGAAAAATAACTGGTTTAATTTCTGGTGCAACTGCATTAATTGAAGAAATAGAGATTGAAACTATAAACAATGAACAAATTACTGCATTTTATGTAAATTCAAAAACTGTTGTTAGTGATTTTACAATTGGTGAAGCAATTTTATTTGATATTATTGCAAATGATGATACATTAATATATCTTCGTGCAAGAGCATTTTCTTCATTATTAACAATTACTGTTCTTGATGGTGGTGCAAACTATAATGTTGGTGATCCTATTAGTATTATTGTTCCTACTTTTGAGAGAGAACCAAAAGCGTTTATCTCTAAAACATTTAGTGGTAAAATTAATCAAGTAATAATTCGTGATGGTGGTGCTGGATTTCAAGTTGCAGCCAATGTTCGTGCAATAGGTATTCCTGAAGAAGAATTATTTTTTGCCGTAGGTGCAGTTAATACAACAGGTACTAATACACCAAATAGTTATACCATTTTTTCAGATGTAATTTCAGATATTGACCCAGCAAATAATATCATCTACAATTTAAATTGGGGTCTTTCTGGCGATACAGTTGCAAATGTAAATACTGTTATTTCACAAGCACTATCAAACATTTCTTACACCACTATTGGTGAAATTAGTAATGTTCAAGTTCTTATTTCTGAATTAGCAGTAACAACAACACCAACACTAAATGCAGACCCAGCGATTGTTGACATTGTTCCAATTGCAAATACAACCACCAACACAATCGTAAAAATAGATACTTTTGGTTCTTTAGGTAAACTAATAATTACTGACGGAGGCATAGATTACGCAGTTGGTGATGAACTTGTTTTTACCAACAAACCAATGAGTTTTGGACTTGGTGCTGCGGCCGAGGTTACAAATGTTTCTGCATTAGGAACAATTACAGAAGTAAAATTTGTTCCATCAAAAATCACTGGAAACGCAAGTGTAACATCTGCAAGTAATGTAATGGTTCAAGGTTATGAAACATTGTTTGAAACAGAACTAATTGTTGGCGATAAAATTATGATTGGTTCTAATACAAGAACTGTGGTATCAATTGCTTCAAATACTTCACTTAATGTAAATACAAGCTTCGGTTCAATTCTAACAAATAGACCAGTTAGACATTTGGGAAGATATTTGATAGGTGGTCAAGGATACACTAACGACAAACTTCCAACAATTACTGTAAGTTCTACACTTGGAATAAGTGCGAACATAGCCGTTACGACAATTATGGGTGATGGAGAAAATCTATTTCCCCGTGGTACTGGTCGTGCTGGTGAAATCCAAGAAATCACAATTCTTGATCCAGGTAAAGGTATTCGTACCACACCTCAAATTGTTTTGACTTCAATTGGAGATGGAACGGCTCAAGCAAATGCAACACTCAGTCCAACATTGCAAGAATTGGCCGGAAGATGGACTTCTTCAGATTCAATTCTTTCATCTTCCGACAGAAAATTACAAGGTCGTGATTATTACATTAACTATTCTTACTTGTTATCATCGGAAATTGAGTTTGGCAAGTATAAAAAAATCTTTAAAGAACTCTTACATCCTGCTGGATTTAAATCCTATGCAGAGCTAAATAAACTAAATGAATTAGATGCCAATAATGTGACAATGAACACATTAACGGTACCTAAAAATATTCGAACACTTTCTGGTACTGTTAATGTTAACAGCACCATTTTTGTTGTTGGAACAGGTACTAAATTTACTAAGGCAGCCAATCTTGATTTTATTGGCGCAAACACATGGATTGCCGTAAACTCAGAGATTCGCATGGTGAATTCAATCATTAGCGATACATTACTGACTGTAAATTCTGCCTTTACAATAACTGCAAATAATGAAGAATTGGTGGTATTGAATGTTGATTACGATGCGGTTGCAACAGAAGTAACACTAGACGAGATTATTGCTGAAAATGATTTGATTCTTTCAGTAGAAACATAGGAATAAAAATGTCAACGACAATTAGAATAACCGATTTAACAGAACTAACAACGCCCGATTCAAATACGCTGAATACGGTATTTGTGGTCGTTGATAAAAGTAGTGGTACTTTTACCACCAAACAACTTAGTCTTGCAAACTTAGACTTTGCAATTGACAATGTAGCACCTGTTGCGTTTGCAACTGCTAATCTTGCGTATGGAAAAGCAAATTCCGCAAACATTTTAGCACAAGCAGGATTTAATGCTGCTAATACCGCACAGGCAGATGCGAGCGCCGGATTTGCAAAAGCAAATACTGCAAACACCACCGCTGAAGCTGCATTTTCACGAGCAAATACCGCAAATATAATTGCAGATTCCGCTTATGCATTTGCAAATATTGCCAATATCAAAGTAGATTCTGGATATGCATTTGCCAATATCATCAACATTAAAGTTGATTCAGCATACGCATTTAGTAATACCGTAAATATTAAAGTCGATTCTGCGTATGCGTTTGCAAATACAATTAATATTAAGACAGATGCTGCCTTCTCTTTTTCAAATACAGTCAATATAACTGCTGATGCTGCCTTCGCACAAGCAAATGTTGCCAATGTTTTAGCTCAAGCCGCATTTGATGCCGCAAACACCGCTAATGCAGGTGTTGTTCAGGGTGCCTACAACCAAGCAAACACAGCTAACATTACTGCTGAAGCTGCATATGCATTTGCCAATACAATTAATGTAAAAGTTGATTCTGCACATGCATTTGCAAACACAGTCAATATAACTTCAGATGCCGGATTTGCACAAGCTAATGCCGCTAATGTTCTTGCTCAAGCAGGATTTAACGCCGCCAATACTGCTAATGCAACTGGTGAAGCATCCTTCGCAAAAGCAAATACTGCCAACATTACAGCAGAAGCTGCATTTGCATTTAGTAATACTGTAAATATTAAAACAGATGCCGCATTTACAAAAGCCAATGATGCACATAGTTTTGCAAATACGGTAAATGTCAAAGTAGATTCGGTTTTTGCTTTCGCAAACACCGTAAATATTACTGCTGATGCTGCCTTTACTAAAGCCAATGCTGCTAATGTTTTAGCACAAAATGCTTATAATTTTGCAAACACAATTTCAATTTCATTAAACAATCAGTTTATCACTAATGCATCAAATACTGCAAATGCGGGTTATAATCACGCTAATGGTGCGTTTAATCAAGCAAATACTGCACTCACAACTGCTGCACTTTCGTTTAATGAATCAAATACGGCAGAAACAATTGCTTTAGCTGGATACAATCACGCTAATGGTTCTTTTGATTTTGCAAACTCTATTAGTGCGTTGGCTCAAGGTGCTTTTGATAAAGCCAATGTTGCAAATGTTTTGGCACAAGCCGCATTTAATTCTTCGAATACAGTTGCCACCATCACTACTTCTGCATATGCTTTTGCCAATACTGTCAATATAAAAGCAGATGCTTCTTATGCGTGGGCAAACACCGTAAATGTTACTGCTGATGCAGCATTTAGTAAAGCAAACGCCGCAAATGTTTTAGCACAAGTTGCATTTAATGCTGCTAATACGAACTCTGCGGTTAACTTTGCACATGCTAATGGTGCTTTCAATCTTGCAAATATCGCAAATACATTAGTTTATAGTGTATCTTCTCACGCCAATTCCGCATATGATACTGCAAATATCGCACTTGCAACGGCTGCGATTGCAATCAACTACGACAATCTTGCAAATGCGGCCTTTGATAGAGCAAACTCTGCAAACATTTTGGCACAAGCTGCGTTTAATACTGCAAATAACGCAAATACTCGCACCATTATTAATGGATTAGGAAACTCTAAACTAGATTTTAATACTTACGGAGCCAACTCCGCATATCTAACAACCACTAGCGATGATTCTACTGCATTGTTTATGGGGACGGCAACTACTGAGTTATACGCTTATACAAGTATCCAAATTAGGGCTAATACTGGAGGAACATCAAAGGCATGGACATTTGGTGATGATGGTACATTAACATTCCCAGATAGCACAATTCAAAATACCGCTTATGTTCGTGCTAATTCATTGATTATTGTTTCTTCTGCGCCTGCAAATAACAAAGGTGCTGGTGGTGATACAAAAGGTATGGTATATCTTGCGAACAATTACTTCTATTATTGCACAACCGCATATGATGGAACGACAAATATCTGGAGTAGAATTGCCTCGACTGACGCTTGGTAATCAAAATAAATAAAGAATATGGCGACTTCATACACATCTAAAAAACTTGCGTTTAATAACGCAGAACAATTTAAAGAATCATTCTACGAACCAGAACCAGCTACACTTGGTTATGTGTTTATTGGCAATCATATTCCTTGGACAAATGATGATGTGCCTGATTCTATTTCAGACACCGTAAAAGATGAAAAAAGTGTTTGGGATAACATGTATGCCGCAAAAAGAGTTACAGGTAATGATGTTGAATTAGTTGTTCCAAAAATTGATTGGACAAGTAACACAAAATATCGTCAGTATGATGATACAATTGAATTGTCATCATTATTGTCAACAAATACAAGTCAAAATTTAAAACCAATGTATGTGGTGAACACAGATAAAAATGTTTATCTTTGCTTGTGCAATAATGTTTCGTCAAATTCTACCGTAGAACCATCAGGTCAAAATTTAGCTGCCAATGGAGTTATTGAAACTTCAGATGGTTATCTTTGGAAATATTTGTATAATGTTCGTGCATCTAATCGTTTTTTAACTACAAACTGGATTCCTGCACCAACATCTACTTCAAAATTAGATTATTCTACATCTGCCAATATTGCAGTTGATGGTGAATTATCAAAAATTGTAGTTACTAATGGTGGTACAGGATACATTCACAGTAATGTTATTGTTTCTGCATTTCAAACAGGTTGCACAATTTTAACAGTTTTGAGTACCGATGATGCGGTTTCTCCTAATTTATCGGCAGCTTTAAAAAATACCGCAAATATGTCAATTACAGGAACAGGCCTTGGTGGTTCTTACTATGTGGCTTCTGTCGATTCTGTAAATTTAAAAATCACACTTTCAACAGGTGCGACTGCAAATGGTGGTGGTTCAAATACTGCAAATGCACTTGCTTTAACGACAAGGGTTTATGTTGAAGGTGATGGAACTACGGTACTAAGTCAACCAAGATTAAGTGGAAATTCAATTCAAAAAATAATAGTTACCACAAGAGGTAGAGATTACACTTATACAAATGTGCGTATCTTTGGAACAGGAACTGGTGCTACTGCTAGAGCAGTATTGCCGCCAAAGTTTGGCCATGGATTCAACTCTGCAAAACAGTTAGGTGCATCAAATGTTATGGTTGCCATGAAAATTGGTGAAATTGATTCTACTGAAGGCGGTTTAATTTCTGCAAATACAACCTTCCGTCAGTATGGCCTGCTAAGAGACCCATATAAATATGGAGCAACAATCCAAGCAAATACTGCTGTAGCAAATAGTGTCATCTCACAGACGACAGATTTAACACTTGTTGCAGGTACGGCTTATAATTTAAATGAGTTTGTTTATCAAGGTGCATCAATAAACTCAACAAGTTTTAGTGGCTATATAAATGATTTTACATCAAATGTTGTTAGACTTACTAAAGTTAGAGGTTCTGCTCAAGTAGGTGCACCATTGATTGGAGCAAACACGAATCCATCAGGCAGACGAGTTATTTCGCAAAAGAATCCAGAGTTCCAACCTTATACTGGTGATGTAATGCATGTAGAGAATATAGTAAAAACAGAAAGAACAGACGGACAAGCTGAAAATCTCAAGTTTGTTGTAAGATTTTAAAGGAAAAAATAGTTCATGGCTCTTGAAACTAATTTTAATGTAAACCCATATTACGATGATTATGATGAGGATAAAAAATTCCTCAGAATGTTGTTTAAGCCTGGCTATGCGGTTCAAGCTAGAGAATTAACACAACTTCAAACTATTCTCCAAAAACAATCAGAAAGATTTGGAAACCATGTTTTTAAAAATGGTTCTGTTGTTACTGGAGGCCAAACATTCTTACAAGATGCGACTTATATTAATTTAAGTCCAACTTATGCTTCAACCGAAATTGTTGCAAACAATTTTATTGGAACAACCATTCTTTCCAATGACGAATCAAAGCGTGCCGAAGTTATTAAGGTATATGAAGCTATTGAAGGTGGTGACCCAATCACATTGATGGTTAAGCAAGTTTATGGTGAAGCTTTTACATCTGATGAAATTATTAAAACAAACGAAATTTCACCTGTCTATGCAAATACAACTGGTGTAGGAACAGGTCAAACATTTTCTGTGACAGAAGGTGTTTTTTTCTATGATGGTTTCTTTATTAAGAACGATTCACAAACTATAGCAACATCAAAATACAATAATAATACCGCAAATGCAAGAATTGGTTTTGAGATAACAGAATCCATTATTACTTCTTCAGCGGACACATCATTATTAGACCCAGCACAAGATGCGTCTAACTATCAAGCACCAGGTTCAGACCGATTTAAAATTGATTTAATCTTATCTTCACGCTCACTTTCTTCTACTGACATCACACAATTTATTGAATTGTCCCGTGTTGAAGAAGGTTCTCTAACAAGAAATTATATTTTTCCAATTTATTCTGTTCTTGAAGATACTCTTGCTCGAAGAACTTATGATGAATCAGGCAACTATACTGTAAAGCAATTTAATCTTGCTTTAGATACAAGTGCATCTAATACTGCAAACATGGATGTGATTCTGTCACCAGGTAAAGCATATGTGTTTGGTTATGAATACGAAACTATTTCTCCGTCAACAGTTGTTATTGAAAAACCAAGAGAAACAGATAATGTTCAAAACAAATTTGTTACCGCAGACTATGGTAATTTTGTTTATACAACCAATCATTATGGAAGTTGGCCAATTGACAATCTAAGCACAGTTGATTTACATTGCGTTTCAAATGCAAATATCAATGTAACTTCTACTGGTTCAATTACTAATACTAAAATTGGTACCGCAAGAGTAAAATCTGTTGCATTTGATTCGGCATCAAACACATCTAATTCACAAACTTATACTTACAAAACATTTTTATTTGATGTGAGTGTAGGTTCAATTACAGGTACTGCAAATGCCGCAACAGTAAATACTGTTCAACTTGCAAATACTGTTGCAGGTAATGTATTTTCTGTTATTGCTGATGCTTATGCAGGTGCAAAACTTCGTATTACTTCTGGTTTAGGTTCTAGTGAATCACCAAAATTAATTACTGCATTTAATGGTACAACACAAACGGTAACTCTTGCAGAAAATTTTATTACAACACCTAATAATTTATCACAATTTTCAATTGACTTTGAATTTAATGATGTTAAAAGTATTGCATCATTTAACAGCACAACAAAAATAAATTCTGGTGATATTGATTCTCGTTCTAAAGATTTAGCCTCAACATATGATGATACTTTCTTGACCGATGCAAGTTTTGAACCAGTTATTTTTAAACTTGGCCAAGAGTATATTACTCAAAATACAATTGCAGATTTTGTTTATTCTCTTAGACGACTTTATTCCGCACAATCATTTGGTGCCGCTGATTCTCCTGCACTTACAACTTATTCAGGTGAAACATTAGCTTCTGCAACAAGTTCAAGTTCAATCGCAGAAAATTATCAAGTAATTGTAACAAGTGCAGGCTCTTCTCCATATCCAGTAGGTTCAACTGTTCCTGCCAATAAAATTACTGATGTAAATACAACGACCAAAAAGTTAACAATTACCAATGCGAATAACATGGTTGCAAACATTATTGCAACATTAACTTATTCTTTAGCATCAGGTAGTCCAGCAAAATCAAAAACATTTGTTACTGCTTCATCTACAATTCAAAATACTGGTGGTGAAGTTGTAAACACAAGTGGTGCAATTGTTTATGCAAGTTCTGGTCAAACAACAATTCAAGCAAATAACATTATTAAAACACCAGATACCGCACAAACATTATATGTTTCTGATGTTGTTGATTTAATTCAAGTTTTAGATTATAATGGTGCCGCAGTTTCTAATACTGGTGGTTCTGACATTACTTTCAAATATACTTTAGATATTGGTCAAAGAGATTCTTATTATGACCATGCTTCAATTAAATTAAAACCTGGTTTTGCACCACCTGTTGGACCATTAGTTGTTCGATATAATCTTTATACTTCATCTGGTTCAGGATTCTTTACAGTAGATTCTTATCCAGACTACGCAACTATTCCAACATATGAATCACCAATTACAAATACCGAATATTTTTTAAGAGATTGTTTAGATTTTAGGCCTGTTCGTAAAAATGCAACCAACGCATTAGATTCTGGTACTGTAACTAAAACATTTGATGTTGACCCTACAACTTTTGGTCCTAAAATACCAGAAAATGGTTCAGATATCATTTTAGATTTCTCTTATTATCTACCTCGTATTGACAAAGTAATTTTAAATAAAAATAGAACTTTTGAAGTAGTTAAAGGCCAATCTTCATTGAATCCTACTCCACCTAAGGACAAAGATGATTCAATGAATCTTTATATTCTTCGCAGTCCGGCGTATGTTGCAAACACAGGTGATATTCAAGTTCAATATGTTAACAATAAGCGTTATACAATGCGAGATATTGGTAATATTGAAAAGCGTGTTGATAATCTTGAATACTACACATCATTGTCATTGTTGGAACAAGATGCCGTAAACAAACAAGATTTGACTATTCTTGATACCACAAACTTACCAAGATTTAAAAATGGTATTATTGTAGATTCGTTCAAAGGACATTCAGTTGCTGATGTAACTTCTGCTGAGTACCATGCATCTATTGATCCAAAAAGAAAAGAGTTAAGACCATCATTTAATGTATCGTCTTATATGTTCACTTTTGATGCTGCCAACTCTGGTTCATATTTACAGACAGGTTCTTTTGTAACTGTTGCCGCATCTAATACTGCATTTGTTGAACAACCACTTTCTTCTAAGACAATGAATATTAACCCATTTAATGTGGTTAACTATCTTGGAAAAATTCAATTAAATCCACCATCTGATATATGGGTTGATACAAGTAAAAAACCAGATGTTCTTGTAAATATTGGTGGAGATAAAGATGCTTGGGATTTAATTTTACAAGCAACAAATTCTTCGGCGTTTACTTATGAGTGGGGTAATTGGGAAACTATTTGGTCAGGAACAACCCAATCTACTCAGTTTATTGGTGATGGAGGTTTTGTTCGTCCTAATTTTAATAGAACCACAACAACTACATCAACTGCACAAACTCGTTCTGGTATTTTAAGTCAAGTTGCACCACAAACAATTACACAATCAATTGGTGACCGAGTAGTTGATGTTTCTGTTATCCCTTATATGCGTGAAAAATCAATTGCTTTTTCCGCATCTGATTTTAAACCAGATACTATTTTATATCCATTCTTTGACGGAACTGCGGTTGAAAAATATGTTGCGAGAGCAAACAAATTTGTTCTTGCAAGTAATAATTTAAGTTACAATGTTAAACTTACCGAAGCTGAAACATTAAGCATTGTTAATGGATCGGCTAGAACAAATGCAACTTGCATAGGTGTTAAAACATCCAATAATTCTATTTTTGTTCTTAATTTTGGATTAACAGCAAATACTGCAAAACTAGGCACAGGCTTAACTCTTGTTGGTTCAAAAACTGGAACAAGTGTTGCAATTACTTCGTTTGAACATTATTCTGGTAGAGTAAATGCGGCAACTTCTTCTACTATTACACTAGCACCTGAAGTTTCTGGTGCAAGTAATGAAACATTTTACGGAAATACTTCAAATAGTAATATAATTTCAATTATAAGTGGAAAAGGTGCAGGACAACAAGCAACCATTTCTTCATATAATGCTGCAACTCGTATAGCAACAATTTCAAGTTCTTGGGCTACAACACCAGATTCTTCTTCATTTTATTCAATTGGTCGTTTGACAACCACTCGAGGAGGTGATGTTGCTGGAGTTTTCAATGTACCTTCAGGAACATTCCGTGTTGGTGAAAAACTATTTCGTTTAATTGACAGTTCAACTGGAGATATTCCATCATCAACAACAAATGGTGATGCGTCTTTCTTTGCACAAGGTTTATTACAAACAACTGAAACCACAATGGTTTCAACAATCCAACCAACTATTCAAAGAACATCGGTTAGAGATAGTCGTGTAACTACAACAACAAGTGTAAATGATGTTCCTGTTTCAGGATGGTGGGATCCTCTTGCACAAACATTCTTAATTTCACCTGGACAATACCCTCAAGGTATTTTTATTGAACGACTTCGTGTTTGTTTTAAAACAAAAGATGATACTGTTCCAGTAACATTGCAATTAAGGCCTACTGTTAATGGATATCCATCTTCAACAGTCATTTATCCATATGGTTCTGTTACATTAACACCAGATAAAGTTAAAGTTACAGATTCACCAAGTTTAACTGACCCTAACAAATATACAGATTTTGTTTTTGATAGTCCTGTTTATATGTTGCCAGGTGAACATTCATTTGTATTGTTATCCAACTGTAACAAATATGAAGCGTATGTTGCTGAAGTTGGAAAACTAGATTTAGTATCAGGTGTTCAAATTTCTGAACAACCTTATGGTGGTTCGTTTTTCCAATCACAAAATGGTTCAACATGGACTGCCGACCAAAATCTTGATATAATGTTTGGAATTTATAAAAAAGTTTTTAGTACCACTCCTGCTACTGCACAATTTTTAGTTCAAGCGCCAAGCGGTAATACTGCCTATGATGTTATTCACGCAATTACATCTGAAATAACAATGGCCAATACAACCATTAATTATTCTTTCTTGTCTGAAAGAGCTACAGTTGGCGGAATTACAGGCTTTAAAAATATTAATTCAAAAGAAGATTATATAATGGATGACGGTGATGGACGCCGTGTTTTAAACAGTTCAACTGGAAATACAACTCTTATATTTAAAGCTGCAATTTCTACACGAAATCCAGATATTTCACCAGTTATTGATATTACAAGGTTTGGTGGAATTTTTATTGAAAATATAATTAATAATTTACCATTGTCAAATAGTGATTTTGTAATCACTACACTAGGAACTGGTTACACAGGAAATACAGGAGTAACGATTACAGGCGGTGGTGGTTCGGGTGGTAATGCATACGCAGTTGCAAATATTACAACAGGAAATATCACATCAATTGTTGTTGATGTTCCTGGTTCTGGTTATACCAGTTCACCAACGATTACGATTGCTGCACCTCCTGTAACAGGTGGTAACACAACTGCTGTTGCAATTTTCAATGGTGAAGATAAGAAATCTGGCGGTAATTCTAATGTTCGTTATATTACTCGCCGTGTAACTCTTGCTGATGGATTTGATTCGGGTGATTTGCGTGTTTATTTGACCGCATATAAGCCATCTGGTTCAAACATCTATGTTTACTATAAAATACTTTCTGGTTCTGATGCTGATATTTTTGATGATAAATCATATCAATTGATGACACAACTTGGAAATCCAAATTTTGCATCAACAAGCAGAACTGACTTCCGTGAACTTGCATTTGCTCCTGGTGTAAGTGACACGGCAAATAATATTGTCTCTTATACATCTGGTTCAACTGCATTTAATTCATTTAAAACATTTGCAATTAAAGTTGTTATGGCAAGTAATGAAACTATTGATGTTCCTAAAGTTCGTGATTTGAGAGCAATCGCATTGCCTTCAGGAGCATAATATGACCGACCATGTTCAAATTGAAAACTCTAAACTTGTAAGAGATTTACATTCCAAAGCTATTCTAAATACGGATAGAGTTGGTTTAGAAGATTATATGATGAAAAGAGAACTTGCTAAAAAACAACAAGTTGAAAAAGAAGAAACCAAACAAAGATTAGTAAAGTTAGAAAATGATATGACAGAAATAAAGAATCTGTTGCATGAAATCGCACAGATGAGGAAAGCATAATGTCGGCAAATTTAATTAATCAGTTATCGACTGCCAATACCTTTCAACATTGGCTTAATGCTACCGAATCTTTAATTGCAACGACCAATCTTTTAACGAACGGTAATGGTCAATCTTTTTATGCGAATACGAATCTAATTATTGGTGGTTCTGGTGCCAATGTTTCTCTTAATGTTGAAACATCAGCAACAATAAATACTCAAACATCCAATACAGTTAACACAGTTAATGCAACTGTTCGAAATCTTGTTGTTACTGCCAATGTTGAAAATGTTAATGTAACTAACGATTTATTTGTTGGTGATGATTTGACCGTTTATGGTCAATCTACCTTAGTTGGCGATACTATCATTTCTGGTAATTTGACTGTATCAGGTAATTTGACACTTGATGAGATTGGATTTGATGATTTAAAAGTAAACGGTTCGGCAACAATTTCAAATACACTTGGTGTAACTGGTGCAACCACACTTTCAAATGTAACGATTACAGGTAATATTGCAACACTCAATGTTACATCAACTGCAAATATTGGTGGTTCTGTTTACATTGCTGGTGACTTGACAATTGGTGGAAACACAATTATCGATTCAGTTGGTTTTAATGATTTAACTGTATCCGGAAACGCATCAATTACTGGTACATCGAACACAACAGGAAACGCAACATTTAGACATGCAGAAGTAACTGGAACATTGACCGCAAATAATATGGCCGGTGTTGCAAATACAAGGATTTTTACGGCAATTGAAGAAAGAGATGGATCCGCTCTGGCATATGCGATTGCGTTAGGATAAATACATAAATAGTTGGATACAGAGGATATTCATGGCAAACTCATTTAAAAATTACATTTTACAAAACGCAGGTACATCAGCGCAGAATGTGTATGCGGTCGGTGCAGGAACGCAATCTACCGTTATCGGTATGACTATTGCAAATACTACCGACTCTCCAATTACTGCAAATGTTACTTTAACTCATAGTGGTACAACAATTTTCATGCTTAAAAAAGCAACCATTGCTCCAGGCGGTGCATTAGTGCCAGTTGGAGGAGACCAAAAATTGGTTATGGAAGCAACTGATTACCTTCAAGTTCAGACAAGTTCAGCAAGTTCTGCTGATGTGATTTTATCAGTATTGGAGATTACATAAAATGTCATATCTAGGTAATACACCTGAAGTCTACCAATTTGATGCTGCGACACAAAAATTTAACGGTACTGGTTCTCAAACCGTTTTTACTCTTAATCGTAGAATATTAGATGTTGACGATGTAATTGCGGTTATTGAAAATGTTATTCAAGAACCAACTGCAGCCTATACTTTAGCTGCAAACAATACTTCAGGTACCGCAGATATTACTTTTACTTCTGCTCCAGCATCAGGTACAGACAATATTCAAATAAGATATACTGCAATTAATTATAACGCATATAATGTTGTTGATGCAGAAAGATTGCAGGCCAATTCAGTAACAACATCAAAAATTGCAGATGCAGCAGTAACAATTGAAAAACTAGACCCAAATGCAGTTTTACCTCCACTACCAAATATTTTAATGTTATCGGGAATGTAATCAAAAATGGCACAATCATATAAACGACTAGGCGCAATCAACCCATCCGCTAATACGCAGACCAATGTGTATGTTGTGCCGGCTGCAACAGAAGCAGTTATCTCAACAATCACTATCTGCAATCAAGTTTCAACAAATCAATCATTTAGTTTAATTGTAATGCCGTCAGGTGCATTTGCATCTCCATCGGCAGCTGCAAACTTTATTGTTCGTGGTGCTGTTGTTCCTGCGGCAGATACTTTAGTATTGACGATGGGTCTTACCGCAAATGCAGGAACAGTCATTGCGGCAAATACCAATTCACCTAATATTTCATTTTCTGTCTTTGGATCGGAATTAACATAATATGAAAGGTTTGGCTACACTCGAAAGGATTCGGCCCGAAGGATATGAATATCCTGTTGGATTAACTGGCACTACTGGTGGTCCAACTTCAGTAGATTATCTTGTTGTCGCAGGAGGAGGCGGAGGCGGCGGCTTAGGAGGCGGTGGTGGTGCAGGAGGTTTTAGAACTGCTACAGGATTTTCAATATCTAAAGGAACACCTTATTCGATTACTGTTGGTGGCGGCGGACCAGGATCACCCGGCGCTCCTGCAAACGGAATAAATGGATCAAATAGTGTTTTTTCTTCAATCACATCGCTTGGTGGCGGTGGCGGTGGCAGTTACGGGGATTCCACTGGTACTAACGGTTCAACAGGCGGTTCTGGCGGCGGTGGCGGATGTTCCGAAAATGGTACTCCACCAACAGGCGGTTCTGGTACAGCGCCACAGGGTAATGCCGGTGGCACAGGTGGAAATCGCCAAGGATCCGGTGAAACACGATATGTATCGGGTGGCGGCGGCGGTGCAGGTGCTG